GCAGAACTGGAGCTCTGTACCGCAACCTCGACCGCACTTTCGCGCGAGGATGTAGCGCGCGTCGACGAATTGTTCCTTCCGGTCGCGCAGATGTACGGAATACGCATGGTGAGAGCGTTTGTTCCAAAGGAATTACTTCAGGACGGTCCGCGGTTCCGGCGCACAATGAAAGCAGCGAAGTTCACCGAAGATACGGACGCCATGGCTCCGTTCTTCAGATGGGTGGCGTAATTTGGCGCGCACAGGGCAGGCCGAGGCAAGCAACCAAGTCAACTCACTTACTCCCGTTCAGCAGTCGGCTGCGACTGGGGAAACCGGAGCTCTTAGCCAGTTTTCTAGCAATGAAGGGAAACTCGCAGCCGGCGAAAACGTCCTTGCGAACCCATGGCAATCAGCCGCATATCTAGGGAACGTCAATCGGCTACAATCGGGTGCACTTGATGCTGCGAACAATGCCGGAGCGCAAGAGTTGCGCGCAAACAACGCACGCACCGGTGGAGAGAATACAGGAGCAACGGTCGGAGCTACTCGGGATTTGTCGCTACAAAAGATGAGGTTAGCCGACCAGTTGAGTGCAGAACGCGCAGCGCAGGATCAGAGCAAAAACGTTGAATACCAGCAATGGGGAGCTCAGTTACCGCTGCAGCAGGCAAATGCTTACAACAACCAATTCAACACGGCCGTCGGTGGGAACAGTGCTGCCATTGGGGATCTCACTCAGTTGGGAGTCGCGTCTTACGGACCATGGAACTCAGCTATCTCTGGGTCACTTACCGGCGCTGGCACTGGTGCTGGACTGGCGGCGTGTCACCTCGCGGCGGCCGTTTTTGGTGAGAACTTCTGGTACGGAGAACGCACGAACCTTGTTCGCAACTGGCTGTGGAATACCTGGAGACACAAGCATTGGTACTCGAAGCCGGTTTTGTGGTTCTACTCCACGTTTGGAAAATGGCTGGCGAAGAGCAAGTTGATTGTGCGACTGGTGCGGCCGCTTATGGAACGGGCTTTGGCGAACGCGAGAGGAGGCAACTAGGTGGCTTGGGTAACGCCTGACCTACCGGATTCTCTACGGCAGTTGTTAGCCGGAAGACCTGGAGCGCCTCCGCCGCCGCAGGATCCGACAGGCGCGGCTGTCTCTGCTGCTCCCGCTGGAGTGCCTGCAGTTGCGCCCGGTGCCGGTGCGCCCATGTTGGCTGGTGCTGGTCCAGGTGCTGCTGCACTCGGGGGAGCGACTCCAGCACCTACAGCACCAGCCATGCCTTCCCCAGTCCCTCCGCTACGACCGCCAGCAGGTTCGCCATCTGACGATCCGGCGTTACAGATGTCTCCACTACCAACCCCGCCGAACTATGACACGCTTGGGAAAACACTCGCTGCCGAACGCGAACGCGCGAGTGGGGTTGCGGACCAGATGCGCGACCTCAAAGCTCCATTGCGGGCGGATTACAAGCCTGCATGGTGGAAAAAAGCGTTAGCCGTTCCTGTGGGAGCACTCGCTGGCCACAACGCACCGATGGCGGTGGATGCGTTACTGAATGGGCCATATAACCGCGCGAGAACCGATTACGAAAGCAAGCATGCTGGCCTTGAAGACCAACTCAACTACGAGCGCAACGTTGGGATTCCGCTGGCCGAGCAGCAAGCCAAACTTCCGCAGACTGACTTCGAGAACCGCCTGCAAACCGCGAGAGAGAGCACACAGCGCGCAGCGACAACGGGACGGTTGTCTTACCTCGAAACTCACGCTCAGGACATCAAAAACAAAGAAGGCAAGTTTATTGCGGGCAGTGAGCAAGAGGATCCCGCATCGCCAACGGGCTGGACTGCGACAACTGTAGGCGGAGAGACGAAACCGTTTACGCCGAAGTCGGCCACAGCGACACCGAAGCTCCCAAAGACTTGGCAGGATGCTTATTCCGCGGCCTCGGTGGCGACCGATCCCAAGGAAGCGGAGAGGCTCACCAAACTTGGCGACACAATGTACCAGAAGGAACTTTCGTTCCACCAAGCGGAGCGAGCGCCGACCGATACAAACGGAATGAGTCCGACCGAACAGCGCGATTTCAACGCACAGACCCGACGTTATCAGCCACGAATTGATGCGCTTGAGAAACAGCGTGCGCTCTATGTCGGCTCAGACAACGAAGCCGATAAGAAAGCGCTGGCCGCGATCGATCAGGAACTCGAAGACACGCACGGCAAGATCGATGCCGCAGAACAAAGCATTCTCTCGCGCCGCAAAGCGGGAGCACCCGGCGCGGCAAATGCCGTTCCTCCAGGTCTCGCAAGTCAGATCAAGCCTGAACATTATGGACAACGAATTACCGCAGGCGGAAAACAGTACGACGTCTCAACCGACGGAAAGACCATTACGCCCGTTCCTAGTACCAAGAAGTGAGCGGCTCCCTTCGGCTGAGGATCTTGACACTGTAGCGGCAGAAGAACGCATTAAGGAACAGACGAGTAAATAAGTGTGGGCGATTCCGAAACGCTTGCAATCACTGACGTCCAGCCGATTCCAGTTGATCCGAAGTTCAAGATCACCTCGGTTGAAGACATTCCTGGCACTGCCGCCCGGCAGTCTCGTTCTGATGCTGCCCTAGCGCGCGTTACCCGCCCTACTCCCTCCCCAGTAAGCTCAGAAGGACCCGCCAGCCTTAGCTTTGCTCCGCCCCACCAGGGCGCAGCCACCCAAGAAGAAGAGCGTACTGCCGGTGCGCCGTTTCGCCTGTTCGCTCGCCAGAAGGCAGAACGGTTAGCACCCCCGCCGGTGGGCAACCAGATTACTCCAGTTCCTACGCCTGCGCTCTCCCCTGGCAATCTTGCTCCGGTTGTCACGCCGCAGCCAGACCTGCGACGTCCTGAACTGAATCCAACCCCGGAAGATACTGCAGCCGAAGGCACGTTCCGCCGCATGGTGGCGGAGGGCGGCGCGAGGGCGGCGCGAGGATTCAACGCGGCTGTTCCGCTGCCGACGCAACCAGAGCCGTCTTGGGACACGCGCGCAAAAGGGATTGCTGACGTTGTAGGCGGCACCGGCCAAGCACTGACGCCATTCGCGATTGCGGCAGCGCCCGAAGCGGCGGTAAGCCTGCCAGCCATTGCCGGTGTCGGAACCGGTCTCGCGGCGCGCTACGGTGCTGGCAAAGCGGCCGATGCGCTGAAAGTCTCCGAGGGAACCAAAGCTCTAGCGCAGGAGTTGGCATTCTGGGCGCCAAGCGTAGCCGGCGGACTGCTTGGAGTTCGCGGCGGCCTTGAATCTGGTCCAGAAGGCACCCGCGGCGCTGCCAGCGCACTTGAGGGAAGAGTAGGTATCGCCGGTGCCGTCACCCCAGAAGCCTTTGCCGCCCGGGCCCGGGTAGGTCCATTCGAAGGCAGTGTCAGTATTCCCCGTAATGGTGGATCTCGAGCACCAGCCTTAGAACCTCCCACCATCGAAGGAGATGCAGGCGCGTCGATGGCTGCCGCTGCCAGAAGCAGCACCCAGGCTGCCAGAGTGGTTCGTGGGCTTCCCGCAGTCGAACCGCCTCCACCAGCCCCACCGACGGGCCCACCGCCTCCGCCAGATGTCCAAGCCGGCCATATCTCTCAGGAGACCATACAAGGCGTTGGGCACGCACTTGCCAAGCTTCCGCCCCCCTTACGTGCTCAAGGGATGCTGGAGGCTCACCAGACGTTAGCCAATGTGCTCTTAAAGCAGGGGCGCATGGTGGTCGACGGCAAACTTGAACTGATCAAAAACGCTGACCAGGCAAATACCGTCGCCCAGAGGGTTTTAAACGATGAAGTCTCGAGGCAAGACGCTGCTGCTCAGGAAGCTCAGAAGGCGGTGGAGACAGCGGCAAAAGAGGCTGCGAAGCCAGCGCCGGCGGGAAAACGTGTCAGTGCCCGGGAGCGCGCAGAAGAACTTAGCCGACCGGAGATCACGAAAGTAGAAGACATTCCGAGTGACGAAACAAAGATTGTTTCCTCAGAGCCGATTCCAGTAGAATCCGAACATGCTAACCGCGCTGAAGTGCTCAATGGAACAGGTGAACCGATTCGTGGGTCGCAAGCTACAGAGGCTAACCAAGCGACCGAGAATCCTGTCACGGTCGGAGAGCACGGAGCAATTCATCCTACAGAACGAGACCTTGCGGGAGTCGCTGGCGATGCTGGACAACAAACGGGAGTTGTCGCGGGGACTGGCGAGGGACGGAATCTTTCTGTCGGCACGCAAGCTCCGCAGCCTTCAACTTTCTCCAAAGGCTCCTCCGTCCAAGTAGGTTCTGTTCCTGCCACTGTCACTCACTTCTCTGATCTCTCAGATCGCGGTGGACCAGTAACGCTCAGAGTGAAGTTTGAGAAACCGACAAAACTCCCTTGGATGCAGAGCGAGGCGTCTTCGGTCACAGTCCCGAAACGCTATTTGGAGACTGTAAAATCGTTTACTGCGCAGCCGCAAGAAGTGTTGGGACCGGAAGCTGCCGAGGAGTTAAAAAAGAAACAGATGGCGTTGGTGCCGGCGAAAGCGGGAAAGCACTACATCACCCTGAGCGGTGAAGGTGCCCCCTCGTTGAAGGTGGGGGTAGAATCCGCCGAGCAGGCGTCTGCGGCGCTACAACTTTACCGCGATAAGTACGACCTCGGCGGCGAAGCCATGGGTGAAGGCTCGGGTGAGATTTTCGACCCGCAGGGAAAACTGGTTGGCCACGTCTCCTACAACGGCCGCGTGTGGCCAGGGGATGCGAAGAGCTGGAAGCCAGGAACAAAACCCTTACAGGAGGCGTACGACTTTGACAGGAAGTTTGAGAGTGAATCTGCGGTACTACCTGAGCGTGCTAGTGAATCAGTTGCTGGTCCCTCGAAGGTTGAGGAAGTGGCAAAGCCAGTTGCCGAAGGTGAAAAAGAGTTCAAGTATCGTTCCACCCAGGTCAACATCCCCGCAGAGTCGGAAGCTCACCACGCTCTAGAAGCCGCTAGGGGACGTGTCTCGGAATCCGATCTCGCCGGCAAAGGAAAAGACGTTGGCGGAAATCATCTGACGGTGAAGTACGGACTGAAGGCCGCAGACGACGACAAGCTCGAAGAACTGAAAACTTACATCGCCTCGTTGAAACCCTTCGAAGCGAGCCTTGGGCGCACAGAGAAGTTTGAACCAACAGAGCACTCCGAAGGCGCAGCAGTAATCCAGGCGCCGGTGAATGCACCCCAACTCCATGAGATCAACAAAGAACTGGAGAAGCATGGCGACTTCAAGAAATCAGACTTTGGGGAGTACAAGCCCCACGCAACGATCGCGTATGTGAAACCAGAAGCCGCAGGCCGCTATGTGGGAATGAGTCTTACCCATGGTGCCAAGTTTCCAGTCAACTCAATCTCGATCACGGACCGCGACGGCAAACAGGAGGAAGTGAAGCTCGAAGGCAAGAAGCCCGAAGGTGTTTTCCCGCCGCGCCGTGAAATAACCCAACATGGCTTTGATCACTCGATAGAAACAGGACCAGATATTGGGCAACAGGTTCGCGCAGAAAAGCCGCCACTTGCCCGAGGTGAAGTCGCTCCTGGCAAAGTGGGCGAGATGGCCACGCGGGATCTCCACGTTGCTCCTCACAAATTCCAGTACAAACTCTCCACCGATGCCGAAGGCGTAAGCACTCTCCTTAAAGACACGAAAGTCTACAACCCAGACCTGGCGAACGTGATCTCCGTCTGGCGCGATCCAACTGATGGAAAGTTTTATACGGTCAACGGACATCATCGGTACGAACTCGCGAAGCGAACCGGCCAGAAGACAGTCACAGTACGTCACATCGTTGCTTCGGATGCGACCGCCGCGAGAGCGATCGGCGCGATGCAGAACATTGCCGAAGGCCGCGGTACAGCCATTGACGCAGCGAAGTTTCTGCGGGATACGGGAACCACGGTTGAAGATTTCAAGGCAAAAGGAATCTCGCTCGGTGAGAAGACCGCAGCCGATGGCCTGGCACTATCAAAACTCGATCTCGCCATCTTCTCGAAAGTAGTGGCTGGCGACGTACGTATCGGACGCGCTGTGGCGATTGGCGAAGCGACAGATGATCACGCCGAGCAGAAAGCTATCCTATCGCTGGTAGAGCGCAAAGAACGTGGTGGCGCGAAAGTCTCAGACGGAGTGCTTTCAGAACTGATTCGGTTGGTGAAAGGCTCAGGCAAAGCCGAAGAGACCACTGCGGACCTGTTTGGCTCACAGCAGATTACCCGTTCGCTGGCCTTAGAAAAAGCCGAAATCTCCGACTACATCAAATCGCAACTGGCGAAGGACAAGAAGCTATTCGGGTTTGTTGCGAAAGAAGGCCGCGCCACGGAACTGGCCCGCGCCGGCAACAAAATCGACGTAGAGAAGTCGAGAGAAATATCTTCTGGTGCTGCTCAGGCAGAAGAGGTTTATAATAAACTCAGCAGTCGTGGTGGGCCTATCTCGACAGTGTTGGACGAAGCGGCCGCACGACTTGCAGATGGTGACAATGGCACAGCAGTCAAATCCGATGTCTACCAACGGATCAGGGCCGAAGTATCCAAAACTCTCGGCCAAACAGAAGGACGAAGTGCTGAACGACCTGAAGGAGCACCAGCAACTAACCTCTTCTCTCCAGAAGAAACCAAAGAACGCCTAGCTCCGCCGTTCTACCAGAAAGCCGCTCGCGTTGCCTTTGAGAAACTTCCGAACTCTGGTACTGGTTCCTCCATGCTTTCCACGTTACGCAATGCAGGAGTGAAAGAAGACGAGATCAAATGGATGGGGCTGGATGACTTTCTGGGGAATAAGTTCCATGTAAAGAAAGCTGATGTGCTGAAGTACATCATGGCGAACTTGGTGGGAATCAGAGAGATTAGCAAGTCTGGCATTTCTGAAATGGTTTCGGATAATGCGGGCGGTCTAGTGCGGCGTGGCACCGGCGAAACAAAGTATGTCTCGTACACTCTCCCTGGCCCAAAGAAGAACTACACAGAAGTGCTGCTCACGCTGCCAACGGATGCCCAAGGTGGTGCAGCCATGCGCGAGGCTGGCCAACGGTTCCAGCAGGCAGAAAGGATGCGCGAATCGTTCCTTGGCGCTGGTCTGCCCGTCCCCGGAGATGTTGAACTTAAATTCCAAGACGCTCAGCGTGAGATGCAGAAACTGCGAGACAAGCAGGGCGCGTCTCAGTTCAAGTCATCTCACTTCGAAGAGCGCAACATCCTCGCACACGTAAGATTTGACGAGCGCACTGATGCCGATGGGAAGCCGATTCTACTGGTGGAAGAAGTACAGAGTGACTGGGCGCAAAAAGGCAAACGCTCGGGTTATGCCGGTGGGCTAGAACTCGTCGACGCAAGGCAAAAGGCGATTGCCGCAGAGAAAACTCTGGTGGATCATGGGCTTCATCTCAACACGGTCGGCATGTACGTCCGAGAAGACGGCCAGCACATCGTTCCCTACAAACTGCAAGAAGCTACCACCAATCCGCCAGAACGGCGCTGGCTCATCGTTGACCGGTTTAACCATGTGATGATGGGTGCTCCCACAAAAGATGGCGCGATGGACTTAATGCGCCATCAGCTCAGCGGTGCTGAACTCGCAAAGCCAGACGAACTCACTGCCATCCACAATTACCAGGACGCGAACGCGATGTATGCAGACGCACAGCGCACGGAAGCAGGAAAAGTTCCTGCGCACCCGTTCCCGAAAGACTGGCACGAACTGGCGATGAAGACCATGTTAAGGAAAGCAGCAGAGGGCGGTTACGACAAACTGGCTTGGGTCACTGGAGCGCAGACAGCGGAGCGGTATGATCTCTCGAAGCAGGTCAGTAAAGTCGAGTGGGAAGCGGATACGAACCGCCTGATTGCTTTCGACAAAGAGGGAAACCGCGCGGTTGATAAAGTCGTTCCAAAGGAGCAACTGGCTGATTACATCGGCAAAGACGCAGCCGAGAAACTTGTCAACGGCGCGCCGAGGCAGATCAAATACGGTGAAGGCGTCACAAGCAAGTGGCACGAACTCGAAGGCCAAGACCTCAAGGTCGGCGGCAAGTGGGCTGATGCTCTCTACGACCGCGCTATTCCTAACTTCCTCTCAAAGTACGGCAAGAAATTCGGTGCGAAGATCGGAACCAGCGTCATCCCGTTGGCTGACATGCCACCCTCTGAGTACGAGAAGTATCCTTCTGGCCATCCCTACGTGGAAAAGAATCGGCCCACAGTTCACTCCATCGAAATCACTCCTGAGATGAAGCAGTCTGTCCTCTATGAAGGCCAGCCGCTATTTCGTCCTGCCACTGGACCTATCCAGCCCGGCGATGCCAGCAAAGCGACGTTTGACATCGTTCAGCCAAAAGGCGGATTGCCCGGCTACCTCCGGCTCAGTCCTGAAGCGATGATGATCCTGCACCGCGCAGTAGGTGTGCGCTTCGGCGGCGTGAGCCTCGCACCCGGAAATGTCGGGTACTATGCTGACCGCGTAGCAGCCTACGCTGATGACATGGAACGTAAAGGGATGACGGAAGCAGCCAAGCGGCTGACCGAGTTGTCGCACGCCATGGTGCAGGTCTCAGATTCTAATGATGGTCTGACAGTTGTTCGCGCCGATCTCGACCCGGCCCGCGAAGCCGATGTAGTTGAAGAAGAACTCCTCCACGCAGCCATGCAGCGCCGTCCAGGGGGCGGTAATCTAGAGAAAGGTGTCCCGGTTGACCGCGTAGCCCAGAATGTCTCGTTCCGTCGTATCGGGCAGAACGTCGCCGCAACTATGCGCCACGCAGGAATCAACCCTACCCCGGACGGAGTAGCCGCCGAAGTTGCTATTGATCTCGTTACCGGACAAGAAACCGGGGAAAGCGATGCTGATGTAGAATCGGCCACCAAAGCATATTTTGAAGCGCTAGTAGAGCAGAGCGGCATCAAACCACTGAACGATGCTTTAGGAGTCCTTGACTATGCCAAGCAACTCAGAGAACAGTATGGAATCACAGCCGACGAACCCGAGCGCCGCGCAGTCGCGCGGAAGATCATCGAAGACACTATTCGCGCAGGATCGGGAAAAGAAACTACGGGCAGCAGCGGAACAGTTCAAACAGGAACCAACCGAGGCGAACTTGAAAGAGGTAGAGCGCCAGGCACTGAGCCTGACCTTACAAGATCAGAACTCGGGCAAGGGACTGGCACTCCTGAAAGAACTCCTGCCTTTGCAGCCGCAACCCCAGGGCTAACTGACGAAGAACTTGCAGAGTGGGCGAAGTCAAAAGGCTTCCGCTCGGAACCTGCCGGCGAACAACTCAGTATGTTTGGAGATGCTGAGCCGGTGATGCGTGTGTTCCGCGCGGGAGCGAAGGGTAAAGAGCAATCTGGACTGGTGTATCAAAGCCAGTTGGAGAAAGTTAGTAAGTCTGCCGCTGAACCAGAGGAGCCATTCGCGCTAACTGGTGGCGAAGAACGCGAGGAACAGCCGCGATTGTTTGGTGCGGGAGACCTTGGAGAAATCATCGGACCACGGCCGGGAGAAAAGCCTTCCACTGCTGTCGCGCCGAAAGGCCAAGAGAATCTTTTCAGTGGCGAGAAAGGCGAACTCGAACCCGGAAGGATCGGAGAAGTAGCCAAAGACGCTGCTGGAGTGGTAAAGAGCTACCTCAAAAGCACGATAGCCATCAACCAGCGCGCCAAGGAGTTGCAGCACGGTTTCTATGAACTGGAAGGGCGTCATGCTGCCCGCTCACTGGAGGCACTCGAAACAGCCCAGCGCATCGGAGAAGACCTTGGCAAGAGCGCTGCTACCGACTACGAACAGATTTACCACCACCGCGAAGATCCAGAGAACAACCCGCTCACTCCCAAACAAGACGAGCTCCTTGACGACACAATCCTTCCTATCATGGATGAGGATTCGAAACTCTATCAGGAACTGAAGGACGGCGGACTCTCAGACGAAGCCCTAGCAGCCTCGGCGCCAGCGGGCTACATTCACCGGGAGGTTAAAGGCAAGAACGGTCCCATGGATCGTATCGTGAGCGGCGCACGTAGCTTCATGCCGAAGAACATGCTCTCGCAAAGCGCTCCGCAGACCAAGGGGCGTGTGATGTTCGCAGCAGAGCCGCTGTCAGCACAGGGCAGGCTGGATGAGCAGCCAAGTGGTCGGCGGGTGGTTTCGGTGAAGAACGGCCAAGTGACGGCATGGAAAAATGGGCAGCCGGAAAATATGGGGGCATTGAGCAATCCCCATCCCGGCCAGGAGTTTGAAGGTTCCGACGGTCGAACATGGAAGTTGACACAAGCGACCACGAAGGAAATCGAGAAACACACTGACCTTGAATACCACAAGAACGCACTGGCTTCGGTCCTTCTGTCCCATCTCCAATTATCAAAGGCCGTCGATGCGATGCGGTTTGTAAATACCGAAATGCCTAAGCTGGTTGGCGAGGGTTTGGGAATCAAACGCACCGACGGTCCGCCGCCCGAAGGATTCCGTGCGAGTAATCTGCCGCAGGCAAAAGGTTATTACTGGGACAGCCACGTTGCTGAAGTGTTCGATTGGTACAACGACAAACTCCAAACTACGGGCCCGTCGGCTTTCGATCAGATCGGTTCCGTGATGCGCGCAATGATGCTTTTGAACCCACTCGTTCACCCAAAAAATATCTTGGCGAATTGGACGATGGAGCAATCACCCAATATCTTACGCCCCTGGAAGTGGGTGAAGATGGCGAAAGCTGGCAACAAGGCGGTAGCCGCAGTCTGGAAACAAAATGCCGACTATCGACGCGGCGTATCAGTCGGCGGACCGCTAATGTCGCACCAAGCGACGATGCAGAAGATGGCTGAGTCTTTCTTTGAAAGTTTCGCAGCGCAAGCGAAAGAGGGCAATCAACACGCGGCGCGGATTGCCGAAATGCTTGGTCTTGATCTCAAACAGGTTCCTGTCCTTGGTCCCTACAAGAAACTGGTGACTGACATCGCGTGGATGACGAATGATCTATTTTTCCTGCAATCTTCCTTCATGAAGGAAGCAGAGGGCATGGATCTCCGCGACGGGGTGCGCGAGACCGCACGCTACCTGCCGGATTATCGTATTCCGACGCGAGTACTGAACAGCGCAAAACTAGCGAAGATTCTTCAGAGTCGCGAATTGTGGATGTTCTCGCCTTACCACGTAAGCCAGATGAGAGTGTTCCCAGAAATGGCCAAGGGTATGTTTGGATTACATGAGCCGCCGCCTGGTGCCGGCGGCAAAGGCGCAGAAGCCGCCCGTGCTTGGACAATGCTCGGCATGACCGTGCTGATGACCTACGTAATGTACGGAATGCTGGCTGACTATGCGGTAAAGAAGCTTACGGGCGACGAAAAGGCCAAGGCTACCCGGAGCGGCATATACGGTCTGGTTGATCATCTGGGCCAAGTGGCCCGTGGGGAAATGTCCGTTGGCCAGTTCGCCAGCAGTGTACTCACGCCAAACATCCTCACACGGGCATTGATCGAAGGCATCTTGAACTTTGACTTCGGACGCCGCCGTGCCATCTACGATCCCCACGCAAGTTGGTCCACGATCGGGCGCCAGTTCCGCGAATACCTGATCGACCAGGCGGGACAGGTTGGCCAAGGGTACAGGGCTGCCCAATCGGATACCGCGAAACATAGGTTTTGGTGGGGGCAGGCCGGGGTTAGCTTCCCGAAGAGCAGAGCCGAGAAAATAGCTGGCGACATCCGCCAAGGAAAGATGGGGACCGCCGCAGCAGATCCAGACCAGATGGCAGAATGGGTCGATCGGCGTGATATTCTGGATGCGTTGCGCAAAGGCGATTCTGGACCGCTCAGCGCGGCGAGAACCAAGGGAGAGTTTACTGCGAAGCAGGCGGAAGTATTAAGGAAACGGGCTCGCCTCACACCGTTGCAAGATGCTGTCCACGGATTTGATGAGAAGGAATTGGGAAAAGTAAATGACGTAGCTACCCCGAAAGAGCGAGCAGAACTTGAGCGGATTACTAGGATGGCTCACATTGCGGCCCTGAGCAAGCGATTGCATCGTTGATCCAATGGAACTTAGCCTTAAACGCGAGATGGTCGCTTGCTGGCTGTACGGCCTTGGCGTCACGCCCACGGCGATGATGAACGCATTCGCGTGGTGCAAATCCCAGTCATGGGTTTACCGCGCATTAAATGCGCATGCGGTGCCATTCAAGTCAACAGCGCGCGGAACAGCTATCCGGCTTGGCGTCGGTCACGGAAGGGACTGCCTTACGCTGTTCCCGCTCACTCCAGAGAAGGCGTGGGTGCTGGAGTTGATCTTTGGAGACGGCAGCGTTAGCCGCACCGGTTATAGAACCGTGATCACCACCGGAGACCGGGACATCATCGAAAAGGTGAATCGCATCTTCGGAGGCTGCCTAAAGATATCCCATGACAAGAATGCTTTTGGCGAGGCATTTGTTATTCGCATCAATTCCGTCGTTGTCACCGGCGAATTGCGTGAGCACTTCGGACTGTCTGGAGTGAAGGCTGCTACGATGGCGTGGCCCGATGTTCCCGTCGAAGTCTTGCGTGATTTCGTTCGTGGACTTCTGGACAGTGACGGTTGCTGGAACGTACCAGCCTTCAGCAAGGGCCACCATCGTATGACGTTTCATTACACTTCCAACAGCCAAGAGTTTGTCCAGTCGTTGCTAAATGTTCTGCGTGACCACGTTGGGATAGGTCAGTGCGCATCGGTTCAGCCCCAACGTCACGCCTGGCAATTAAGTCTCGGAAAAGAAGCTGCAATCAAACTCGGGATGTGGCTCTACGATGGTAAGACGGCACGCATCAGATGCGCCAGAAAGTTTGATCGTTGGAATACTTACGTCCAAGCATGTCGAACCGGACAGCGCTACCTCGTAGCAAGTTAACAGACGCCTCAGTCGCACACCTGGACTGAGGCAGAAAGGCTTCCGGGCAAGCTAAGCCGGAAAAATAAACCATGGGCGCAAAGAAGGCCCACAGTCCTGCTCCTGCCGTCCCCCCAAGAAAGTATAAGCACCTGCCTCCCACCGGGGTAGGGAAGCCCCCACGCATTGCCTTGGACGGCATTCAAATGCAGTTCTGCGCCCTCCGCGCCCAAGGTGTACCCCTGCGGCAGTGCTGCGAAGAACTGGGACTCCATCTCTACCAAGCGACAAACTGGATGTACCGCAGACGAGCCGTGTCGAAACTGATCGACGCCCAAGTGGAGGAATTTCGCGAAGAACTCAAGAAGGACGCTTTAGACAAAGCCACACAGAGTATTACCCTGCGCCGGGAATTTTTGGACAAGCACTTTATTGCTGTCACACGAAAAGTCGTAGCTCCGAAGAAAATCAATGCCGGCGCGGCCGCTGACTGGTTCGAAGTCGGCTATAAAGCTATCGGCGCCATCCAGCCAACACAGAACACAAACATCGCCAACGCCAGCGCGACGGCTGCAGTGCAAGCTTTGAATACCGCTCAGACCCGCGCCTTCATCCCATCCTGGCGAAAGCAAACTCTCAAGGAGATAACAGAACAAAATGCGACAGTTGGTGACCGACGTCCGGCCGAACCTGCTGAACTTCCTGCCGGGAAGTGAAGCCCAGGACGCCTGGCTAAATTCTAAGGCTGAATTTCTGCTAGGGGGAGGGTCCGTCGGTAGCCTAAAAACTTCGACGATGTTGGTCGACGGTGCGACGGAGTACGACAATTCAAATTGTCACACGATCATGTTCCGGCGATCGATGCCAGAGCATACAGAAGCAATTCGGATGTCGCGTGAACTGTTCTCGCAAACTGGAGCGACGTTCAACGGCAACACGCACACTTGGCGCTGGCCATGGGGCTCGACCTTTCAGTTTGCGTTTTGCGAAACTGACGATGACGTTTACTCGCATCAGTCTCAAAGTTACAGCGTAGAACTCTGGGATGAGTCGACATTCCACAGTGAGCATCAGGTCCGCTACCTGATCACCCGCCTGCGCTCTACCGACCCCTCGCTATTCCTCCGTGTGCGCATGGGAACCAACCCGGGCGGTCCCCACATGGATTGGCACATGAAGATGTTTCTAGGTGGCGTGTGTCCGCACTGCCAGCCACCGGTTCGGTTCCCTGGACAAATCTACAACGACGCAACCTGGCCAAGCGACAACGATAGCCTGCATGGCATGACCACGCAGTTTATCTTCAGCCGGCTGGCAGATCACGATCTCTTGGGTGAAGCCTACGAACGCAACGTGCGGATGCAGCACGCGGCCACAGCGGATGCTTTGCTCGAGGGGTGCTGGCGAGCATTCAAAGGCCAGTATTTCAACATCTGGCAGCCGAACCGCATGGTAGTGCCACGGCAATCAATCGGCGACAAATTCTATTTCTCGCATTGGATTGGGGCTGACTATGGCTTCTCTGGGTCCCATGCGGTCGCGTATCTTTGCTGCGTGGACGAGCGCGGCATCTGCTACGCGCTGGACGAGTACGTCGCCGAGAAAAAGACTGACGTCAGAACATTTGCCCAAGAAGTCTACGAGCGCTTTGCGGAGCGCAAGGAAGGCCAAGCACAGCCGCGTAAGATTCAGGCGATGTACCTCTCTCCAGATTGCTGGAACGACCGCGGAGACCACCATACCCTAGCCGGCCAGATGAACGATGTTTTGGGGCGCCATGGGCTCGGATTTATCAAAGCTAAAAGCGACATTGCGGGCGGCTCGATGCTGGTCTACACCATGCTGAAGAACGGCAAACTGATCATCTCCGACAGTTGTACACTGCTGCGCCAGGCGATCGAGACCCGCATTCACGATCCCAAGGAACCGGAAAAAGTTCTCAAGATCAAACTCGATCCAACCGGGAAAGACGATGCCTGGGAGGCGTTCCGGTATACCACATATTCGCACCTAGAAGGTTCGTTGCCACCGGCCAGCGTCCGAGCCGAAGAACGCCTGGAGAAACTCTACAAGCAGGATCCCACTTCGGCGATGCTCTTTCGTGATCAAATTACTCGCGAAGAAAAATCTAAAGAAGCTCCTCAATTCTGGGGAAGCACTGCAAGACAAAGAATCCAAGGTCGTAAGAAGTAGCTCACTTCTCCGCTCCGCTGACCCGCCCCTCGAACAGTTTCCGCATACATTCCGCTTCCATTTCTGCGGTGTGGCGGTAGGCCGAAACTCCGCACACGGGACAGTTGTTCTGCTCGTCCTGATGGGTGCCGAGAATATCGTGCCCAGTAGTGTCATAGCCAAACAATTCGCCTAGGTCGCTCATGGCTCAGTCGGCTCCTCTCTACTCAGAATGTACCCGATGGCAGTAATATTTCGGCGGATCAGCCTCGTCGTGCATGAGAATGCGGGCCTTGTCGGCGCATGATTGGCGGGTGAAGTGATACTTGTCGGGATTGGCGTACCAGTCATCGCGGGTAAAGCGTTTACCGTTTGCGTCTCGAATGGCGCACCCTTCCATTGTTAAGAAACATTCCTCTATGGGCACGGTGACCTGGATCGCCGGAACATCCTCGGGGACGGGTGCGGGCGCATGTGTGCTGTACGGAATCTCGCCAGTCGTAGCAGTTTGCACGGTAGCCCGCGAAACCGCCTGAAATACTCGGCACGCATCGAAGACGGTTATTCCTTCCCACGCGACATCGACCTTTTGACCGTTAGCGCAGGTAATGATCGCATGTTGCGAAGACGATTGTGCGGTCGCCGCAATCAGCAAGAGCATAGCGTACAATTTCATCGTTTTACCTCGTCACAAAAGTAGAATCTTCGATGCCTCGCCATGCGTGAATACGGGGCACGCCGCGTTTACTTGGTGGAGCATCACAATCTCTGACCGATTCAGCCGCCGTCGCATGTGAATTGCACTATCGCCGTCCTCAGTACGTTCCCATGTTCGCGTGCCTACGCCGTGAAGCAAGCCTAACTGTATCTCTACAGCTTCCTTGCGAGTGCGGTCATCCCAACGACTCACGGGAACCACTGCATCGAATGTTCGATTGATTCTTGCTACGCTTGCGTGCCACACGGGCAAGCCCTCAAAGTTCTCGATTCACTCGAAGCCAGAGTTGAGCGTCAAAAGTGTTGACCAGTGGCCGTAAATGCGCCGATAAATCTGGTTAACGCAATCCTCGGCCTCAATCGCCGGATTCCGCAAAGCTATCAACTGTCGTTCCGTCATTGCCCCTGCCCTCTACCGGGTGCCGTCTCAAGCAATTCGCGCAATCGTTTCATGTCATCGCCGATCTGCGGGCCGTCATAAGTTTGCACGCCTGCCCGAAGCGTGTTAAGCGTGATGGCGTTATCCACTTTTGGTAGAACTACATCCAGTTTGTCGAGCAACACTTTTGCGGCGGCTTCTAAGTCCGCTACGCGCTCCCGAAGAGACGCGGCCTCTCGGCGTTCACAGATAAGTTCTTCGCGCATATCCAGAAACGAATCCAGATCAACGGCCACGTTAGGGTCGCTGGTAGGCGTTACTTTGTGCTGCTTAATGACATCAATCGCTATTTGCTCGTCTCGCTCGTCGTGTTCTCTTGCGCTCTGAATGCCCACGGCTGGCTCCTGTGCGGCTTCTGTTGCAGACTGCGGCTCAGACAATTGGCTCCAGTCCACCACTCTTTGGCCCGGCTTTGTTGTCGGCGATTCCAACGGGAACTCGCCACTACTCCCCAGTTTCGCAGACTGCGGCTCCTCCGGCTTGGTATTCACGACTGTCACATTGCTGCGCCACACGATTGCCGCTGGAGGTATGGCGTTCGCGCAACAAACCTGCCAATCATAAACGCGCTCTTTGGGGAAGCGTACTTTAACCGAGAACACGATAGGGCCGCCAAATTTGACAGCATCTTCCATGTGGGCGGCAAACCATGTACCTTCACAAAACCAATCACGTTCGATTGTGGCAACATGCTCTTCGATGGTGCCATGAAACCAAAGTTCCTGCTCTGTACTTTTGGCTTTGCTTAGCGGAATAGATGAATGAACGCCAGCCTCATGCAAACCGCGCACACACCAACTAACGCGACAGTGCGGCTCCTCCGGCTTCCCGGCTGCGTGCCAAGGGTCAGTACAAGTCTCACACTCATCGTGGTGTTCCGATGTTCCGTCTTTGAATTCATGACGAAAGCGGCAATAGAAGGTTAGCCGTCTCGTACTCCCACACGTTGGGCATCGCGGCTCTTGCTGAGCGGGTGCCGGGAGAGGAGCGGCGGTGAATTGCATCAGTTCAATCAAATCAGAAATACTGATTCGCTCTTGGGCATCCCACTCGTCTTTAATTCCGGCTGCGTGCATTGCCGCCCAAAACTTCATCTCCAGCTTTGTGCGGGCAGCATGGTTGCGCTCTAGCGGCTCCTGCGGCGGAGCGGCCTCCTTAACGGATATTTGCAGAGCCTCGCTGACTTCACAAAGAGATGCAGGCGTACAACCTCCTTTTGGACACCAGTCGTTTTCCAAGTGAAGCTCTGCGAAGTCTGGATAATCGCTATTCTTGGGAAGCTTCATCCAGCGACGAGTTGAGAGTGTAGGGCCAATCCTGACATTCTCTCGTGGCGGAGCGGCCTGTGAGCGTGCGTAGGCGAGTCCAGCTTGAAATGTTTCCCAAACGGCGTACACGTTCTGCATGTCACGGTATGTTTCAAACGCCTTGCGGTCTTCTGCCGTCCCGGTGGTCATGGCAGGTCACACACTGCGCAAGTCTGCGCTGGATCAATGCCATGTTCACATTCGGCGGAACGCGGCGGCAAGTAGCATTCGATTGCGCGTAAGAATTGCCGCGCCAGTACCGCCATATCATCATCTGGGTCGGCATTAACACGGTCAAGCACCCGATGGGCTAAAGCTATCGCTCTATCTCGTTCTGTTTTCATATCGGCCCCCAAAACTGCCACGCCTTAATCCACAGCGTGCCCATGTACAAGATGTAATCCACGTAGGCCAGTGCGCCGATGAGTACAGCGAAGCCTACACATGCAAGAATGAACTTCCAGTCTGCCGTCCCGGTGGTCTTCATCGCGTCCCTTTCTCGGCTACACATGCGAGCATCTTAGTTTGTAACGATGCCAAGTGATCGAATAGACTTTTCGGCGCGTTCATCTGACAACCATAGGAGCATAGTGCGATTACTGCCGTTTCAAATTCCTTGAGCAGTTTCGGAAAGTCTGACTCTGTTGGCTGCATCCCTTTCGCTAATTGATAGCCATGCAGGAATGCCATCGCATCGAACGGGTCATACTGCCAAGGTTTTGTACTACAAACTTCACACAAATATCCGCGTGGCATATAGATCGAACCCGTTCCATTGGCGAGGACTTCTGTAATCGTTCGCCAACCGTCAGGAAGTTCCAACTTATCCTGTGTCTTGCCGCACCCGTTACACTTCATCTTCTCCTCCCAATGCTGCTACGGTCATCTTGCCGAGCTTGATGAGGATAACTTTCGCTAGCGTCTCAGCCTGTTCCCGCGTAAATTCCATTACGGCATTCGGTGCATCCTTGTGGCCTTTAACTATTTCCACCCTCTCTCGAACGATACGCACCGAGCATGGTAAGTCCATCATCTCGTCTCTCCTTCTCCAGCGCGGATGGCCGAAGCGATTGCCGCACCAGTTCTAACATGGCAGCAAGGATCGTCGGTATGGTGTTTACAAGAATGCGACAATGCCCACTTGTCTGCAATCCCGGCTGCACGTGTCGTTTCTCTCTGTCTGACCTCGGCGGCGAAAGAGGCCACAGCTACCGCAAATTCTCGCCACGGAAGGCCCATCGCCTCATGGTCATTAACGAACTTCACCACGAAATCGTGCGCCTCTCGTACCAGTTCCGCGTCTGCCTCAGTCGTCATTCGCTCCTCCTGGTCTCGCGTTGCGCGTGGATAATTGCAGGTCGTGCCCACCCTCTCTGAAATTTCTTCCATTCCGGCGCTGGTCGCCATTTCTCCGCGCTTGGTGTTTCCGGCTGCCAGAGCATCGCGTATGGAGTGAAACCGATGTTTAACATTTCCCGCAAGCGGGCCTCTGCCTTGTCGAACGTGTCTTGCGGAAATCCGATGAAAACGAATGTTCGCAGGCGATGCGATGCAGCGGTAAAGCCAGCGGCCAACATCTTCCGTGCGGCTTCTCTCATGGCCTCTGGCGGACTTTTCTTGCATCTGTCGGGGTCATCGTAGGCGAAGAAAAACACCGGACGTGGCTTCAATCGCGTGAATCCATCCACGTGCCAGTCCATCAAACGCGATGCTTGTAGGCCGCCAGTGAATTCGGCTCTGCGCTTCTGCCGAGACAGCATGGCGATTACTGCCTCGAAGTGATCCCGAGGGCAGGCTAGTAAATTATCATCGAGGATATTCCATCCATCTTGAATTGGAAGGAGGCGGATTGCCGGATCACGCTTCCAGACCGAACAATACCAGCAGCGTTCTGGACACCCGCGAGACGTGAATGTGTAGCCCTGCTTGATATAACACCCAGAAATGAACTCGTTCCCGCGATCGCCATAGGCAACGCCGCCGACTTTCGTGGGCGCAACACGTCGCCACTGTTCCGCCAGCATCTCAGCCCATGTTTTATCCGCCGTAAATGTCACGTCAACATGAACCTCGTCAACCTGCATCCCGAATAAATCGGGTGGCGGACCAAAGAACGCCAAGTCATCGTCGGGAGTCGCTCTCGTAACTCGCGGAAATACTCTCGCCAATCGTCGCTCCTCCGCCTTGCCCGCGTCCGCCTGCCTGGGTTCGGTCATGGCTTCCTCAACATATAGCGTATAGCAGCGCGACACGCTGGACACCAATCCCAGTAGCGATTATGCTTCCTACAATGCCCCGTGCTCACTCCTTGCCCTCCAACTGCTCCATCAATTGCCCTATGCCCCATCTTGACCTCCCTCAATCAGCGTGCTTTCTACGCGGATAGTCGCGCATCTTGATTGCGACCGCCAATGCGTGCTCAAGTTTCTCTGCCGGACAAGTCTCGATGTTTTGCTTGATCCACTCGCAGATAACTGTTGGGCTGCTCATGTCTTGTTCGACGACCGTAAAAGTAAATTGGTCGCGCTGCAGTGCCTTCTGAAAACAATCCCGATCTCGTTGCTTGTTGGCTTGCATTCCCCGTCCTCCCTCTCTCCGAGCGTCACTCTGGTAAATGCCCGCACTGGTGCGTAGTTTTAACTTTCCAAACCTTTAACTGGTTGCGATAGAAATTGTCGATTTCCGGCGACCTGAGCGCACGTTCTGCGGATTCCTTCGACGCATACCCGCATCCAGACCGCTCTAACTCCTGAGCCTCCGCACGATCCCTAGCAATCTCGAATATATATTCAATGTCGTAGCTCATGGCTCTCCGAGCGTCAGTTCTCAAATGTGCGACGACGACTAGCTTCATTCCGCCTCCGCGTCCGTCAGCGTTTACACCAGCCCTTGCCGCGGCACATCTCAACACTGACCTTTCTCGCTGCTCTAGAGTCCTCTTCCACTCAGGGCCACGCACGCATTGGCGAACATGACAGCCTCACGTATTTTCTGGACGGCAGTCACGCGATCAGGCCCACCGAACGGAGTGTGCCGTATGACCACCTTGGCGAACTGCTTTGCCGATTCCCGAATCTCAACATAGTGCGGAGTCTTGTCCGGGTCATCGTGGAAGGTGAAAAGGAAGTCGATGACGGACTCTGGCGACTGCATCTGTCCAGCGCACTGCGCGGCTTGATTCTCTAATGGAGCATAGGCCCGCACTTCTTCCTTTTGGTTTATGTCTAGCCGCTGCCGCAAATAGGCATTCTCGGCCTGCAATTTATCGATTAACTCACTCTGACTTCCTGCCATAAATCATCCTGCTTTCTCGCTGCTTGGGGCAGCGACCCTTGAATCACAAATATTCCCTCGACAGATCATCAACGCCGAGCAGCTTCATACCGCGCTCAACGATCAGTTTCCCTTTTGCAGACGCACACTGGGTGTGATCTTCGGCCTCTTGCACATATGCGAGTTCCACAATCGCCTCGTAAAGTAGATAGCGCAGCTTTGCCATCTCGATCACGGTATCTGTCGGAATGTCCGCATGATTTCTGACTTTCATATTTTCTTACCCTAGGGCAGCGACCCCGTTCCTAGCCTTCGCCAAGTTTCGCCAAACACTGCTCTACGTCTTCCCACGATCTCGCCACTAGGTACTCATGCCCTTGGGACCGAACATGGGCCTCAAACGACTTCTGCTCTGATGACTGGCGGCCGGCGTCGGATTTAACCTCCAGCCAGAGAGGGGTGATGGTCCACGCCACTGTGTTCGACTGCGGCCATATTTCATGCCGCAGGAACGCCAGGATGTCCGCTGTGCCACGCCCGGCAGAATTGAAGGGAATGTATCGCTTTCCTACCCGCGACACGCCCTGGTTCATCCTGATAGCAAAAATTCGCTTCGCTGCCAAGCCACCCAATATCGTTTTCAGAACATCGGCTTCTTTCACAGTGTTTTCCCATCCATGCGTTTGATGAAGGCTTTGTACTCAGGTGACGCAAAGAAACCGGCTTGGTCCGCCTTGAGTCGATCAATCTCCTCCTGGGTGGGTGCCCGGTACACTTCAACGTCTTGGTGTCGCCCCTGCTGAATCAGCGTCAAAATCTCCACCGGTTTAGGGAAGTAACTGCCAACCAACAGAAACTGCTCAAAGGCTGCTTCGATTGCCGCCGGGGTCTCGCGGGTGAGAGCTTTTTGCCAAAGCCTGATCTCCTCCGGCATCAATTGTTTTCCCATCATCTGGGAAGCTAGATCCAGCATTCTTGCCAAGACCGAGTCCTTCGATGATTGCGGCTCGGTTTTTACTAATTCGTTCTTCGGTTTTTGTTGGTTGGCCACGGAAACTTCCTTTCCACCTCGAATCCTCAAACCAGAATTTGTCCAGAGTGATACCTTCATCGATCGCGTCTAGGGCCTGCGCTAGCAAAAATTCGTAGGCCGCACCACCAGACTTCTCGCCCATTAAAGCCTTGATGGCTGCCGCCACTGTTCGAAGGTTGGTCTGGGTGGCCGGCATTTTAATTTCCTCCATCAACCGAGTTGCGTACTGGAGAGGGTGTAGATCGGTTGGCGGAGCGCCTTTGACTTCTTTTGCAGGTGTAGGTGAGTCTGCTTCTGCTTCTGCTATATCGTTACAATCGTTAGATGTAACAGGTGTAACGGCTTGTAACGCCGCTTTCTTGGCTGCACGATGACGCTCAACACGGATGCGAGTTTTTTCAGCCTGTTCTTCCTTCGACATTAACTGCCTGTATTTAGCATGGTTTATAAGAAACCAACCACCCTCAACCGGCCTAATACGCCGCCCCTCTTCCTCTTTACTCCAAGAGTATTTATCTGGTCGCTGGAAGCGTGTGAGTCCATTTTCACACTCATCGAGCGTTATTCGCGCGCGGTCAGCGAGCCCAGGGATGGTGCAGTGGACGACCCCGTCCTGGTCCGCTAGGGCTAACATGGTGATCCAGAGAATCCGTGTTTCGTTGTCTTCGCGCCAAACCGTCGAGTCAAGAATCCGTGAGAATAGTTTCGCGTATCCAGCCATAAGAACGTTACTGTAACCACCAAAACGTTACAATAACAACTGTGAAAATCTGCGCCGCGTTGTAAAACTTGGTTCATACCTCATCCGACGTGGCTTCCACGATCCCAAACAAGTAGCGCCTGGCTCCGGCGCCTGTCCCTTGGAGCACTTCGTTTCCGAAAGCCACCACACACTTCTTGCAGAACATCATCGTTGACAACGCTGCTGGCTCTCCCATGACTTGAGAATCCCAGATCAGAGCAAACTTCGCTCTCTGGATCTTGGCTCCGCAGGGCATGGTATAGCCTGAGCCTTCGAGAGCTGGAAGTTCAGAACTGAGAAGGTGGGCTCTCATGCAGTGGTGACCTCGTTGAACATGGGAGCGTCGTTCTTGATACGACGCTGCGCCATGGCGGCGTACCCTGGGTTGAGCTCCACCAGGATGGCGTCTCGGTGATAGCGTAGGGCCACCATGGCGGTTGTTCCAGAGCCGCCGAAGGGATCAAGCACCTTACAGGGAACCGTCTTTTGTGGGCCTTCACAGTCACATGTGGGCTGCCAGCCAACGGTAATACTTTTAGCCGGCTCAACCATCGTGCCGCTTGTGCGTGTTCGCCCCATCTCATGCGTCCTCGGACTCCTGTCAATCACCATCGGCTTGTTTTCTACGATCCGTTCCCACGGTGCTTCGCAGGCTAAGCAGCAACCTTTCTCGCTGGTCCCAGCTAGGATGCAGGGCTCAACCAACGCCGGCGGGAAGGTGGCAAAGTGCGCATCTGGGAATGGTGCTGGATTCACGACCAGCGCCAAGGGTTCGCCGGCATCGTCAGTAAGCAACCCCTGCCAGGAGTCTATGAACCAATCGTGCTGGCGTCGACCGCGCGCCAGCACAACCTCATTCACGGCAGCGGAGAACGAATCATTCTGGCGTGGGCGGATACCGTTCATCATTTCCGTAGGACCGCGCATGTGGTCTGCTTTCGCTCGGTCCTTGCGGGTCGCATTATGCAGCGCTTTCGGATTGACGCCATTGCCTCTGTCGTGTGCCGTTCCCGCTGCTGGCATCTTTACCGCTTCGTGATCGTAGAAGTACCGGGCAGACTGCGAGAGTAGGAACATCGTTTCGACTGAGGTTCCGGGGCGGTCCTCGCAACTCTCAGGCATGCTATTTCTCTTGATCCATGGCATCCATTGGCGAAGCCACCAGCCATCGGCCTGCAGTGCAAAAGCGACACGCCACGGCATTCCAACCAGGTCTTTTGGTTTCAAGCCGGAATTGTTCGCTTGAAATGGTTGTCCTGGAGCAGCCGGACCACGCTTGGGGTCGCAGTCCTTGCCGCGGCGCACCCGCTGGCCTTGATAACCTCCAGCCGCACTTGTATAGTTCTTTCCTCCCGAGGTGCCTCCCCACTTTGTGTCGTTGGAGTAGGAATCTCCAAGGTTCAACCACAAACTTCCGTCTTTGCGGAGTACCCGGCGTATCTCGCGGAAGATCGTTACCGAGTGTTCGACGTAGAGTTCAGGAGTGGGCTCAAGGCCGAAGCAGCCGGCCCATGCTCCGCAAAGAGAACAGAATTGCCCCTGTGGAACTTCGGTGCGCAGCCACGCGACACGCTTATCGCTTGGCTGTTCTTCGTCTCGGCCGTTGCGAGTGTGCTGCCAGCGACGTTTGTCGGTGTGGTTGGTCGCGTTCTCGGTTACCATGTCGCCCCAGAGATGGTCCCCGTTGCTGCAGCGAACAACGCCTTGACTTCGCTGGACGGGCCAGATACTTGCCGGAATCCCATAGTTGCGCAGGCCCCAGTAGGGCGGCGACGTGACCACACAATGCACGGACTCATCAGCCAGTGTGCGCAGTTTCTCCAGCACGTCGCCAACCAGGATTCTCGCCTTCACGGCTTCTTCAACCTCCACACCAACGACCGCCAAACTTTAATTGGGCAGTGATGCTGGTTCTTTCTCACGGAGTTGACGTACTCTCCTGTGGGTTCTGCTATTTTCTCGTTGCGAATGCGAATCATTACCGGGCCGAGAGCTCTGAGGTTGTGAGTCCGGGCATAGAACTTGTCCATCTCCGCGGCTACGTCGTCACAGGTAAATGTGCTTCTCTCGGCCGCTAGTTTTCCTACGACACAGTAGGCGGTCGCACGCCATTGCTTATTGGCGTGGTCATAGGCTGCCTGGATGCCTGCTTGTGTTTCATCGGGAAAGTCGAGAGCTTGTTGGATCATGGTCGCACCATCGGACTACCCGTCACTCCGTTAACGTGCTCATCCAGGGCTTTCAGGTCTGCAACGATCTGACGAAACTGGAGCCGCGCCAAGCCCTGAGAGTCGATGGTCAGCAACTCCAGCGATTCCTTGGCCAGTTTCGCAGCAAGGAGAGCCATCGTGATTTTGTCAGCAGGCTTCATGGGTGCCCCGTCGGATTCATGTAGATCACATAACCAACTGCTTCCTTCGCACCGATGTATGTAAAACACTGTGGGCCACTCTCAGCACCGTTCTTGTCCACAAGCCCGACACAGACGGTCTCTGGGTGGTCGAGGGTGAACTCATGTGCCGGCTGGTGGTCTATAAAATATCCAAGCCCAAAGGCTATAACCAAGAACAGTACGATACAAACTTTCTCGGCGTGGCCCAAGGTCGCTAAGTGTGCTCATGGTGTCGGTAGCCCTTTCTCCTTGCGCCAGGCAAGGTAATCAGCAAGCGTTCGGCTGCCACACTCAATATTTTCCGAGCGATGTCCGAGGAAAATGTTCTCCCATGAATCATCGCGTTTGTATCCGCCGGCACCTTTCGGTATTTTGTGACACAGATCCACATCACGGTAGTCTGTAAACGCTTCGCCGCAAAATCCACACTCGTTCCATTCTTTGAGAAGAGCGTCTTTTCGCCGCCTTAGAGCGGAAGGCGTACATTTTTCACGACCATCTGGAAAGTACGTAACTCCACAACTCTGCCGATATTTCGCAGGCTTCGGCTTGAGCGGTTCTCTTCCGCAACAATCCCGCCTTCTATGCAGTGGGCACAGTTGACCGGGTTTAAGACGGCTATTCATAACGGATACCGATTCACTTCCTGGGGTGTACGCCAGTCCATTTCGCTTTTCAACTTACTCCTGTGTGCGTCGAGCGAGTGTCCAAAGCGAAATGCCCGGCAACTGCAAAACGGTCCTATCACAATCTCCTGCCGCGGTGACGCTTCGTACTTTGCCGTCACCGTCGCACGTTCTTTGTCCATGGCTCGCTTCTCCGTGGACCGGGCATACGACCTGGTCCCAAGTCCGTAGTGGGAGCCAAAGACCGATTGAGTTACTTCTGTTTCTTTCGCCATGCTGACCACCGCGCTCGCTGTGCGGCTGCAATCCGCCGGCGCGCAGCGTTCGACATCCGGCTTCGTGGCTTTCCGTTGGCACTTGCAAACTTGCCCAAGTGTCGCATAGCTGAGATCGCCAGATCCAGATTGCGGACCTGATTCACCAGCCTTGTACGTTCGACTTGCAAGGTTCCTACTGCTTTGCCGATCACTGTGCTCATTGTGCGGAGTCTCCTTTGTGTGGGTCATCTAGGTCGTAATGGAGCAAGGTTCCGTCCGGCAACTTCGCGATGATTTGATTACGTTGCTGGTCGTAGGCGTAGAGCGTTCCCTCTGGATGATCTGGTTTCCACGATTCAAGTGGTACGCTCTCTGCCATCTGATCTTGCCTCCATGCCTGCGCACCGCTCATGGTAGTGCGCAGGGTAAAGAAACAAGCTCTCATTTTGAATAAGCAGGTTGTCCCAGCAGTACCTCCTTTCCTGTGCTTGATTGAACTACTCGCCACCGCGTCTAACTTCATCCTCGGCGCCACGCTTCCGCCGACGTTGAGCCCTGATGCGCTCGCACGTCTTGCAATACCGTTTCCCGGTTGGGTCAGTGTAGGTGTTGTCGGGAGTAAACTCATGCTGTCGTTTACAGTACAGCTTCCGTGCATTTGGGCGATTCATTGTTGCGACGTGACAAGGCGAGCAGAGCCACTGTACCTCTAATGGTTTGTCGTATCCATTATGGTGGTGACCTTCCAGTTCGCTCGCTGCGCCACAGCCCTCGCACGTCTCTGATTTCACAAGAACACCCAATTTCAAAGCATACTCGACAAGTTTGTGGGCACTACGGGCTTTGGGATTCAGGCGATGCCATCTGGTTCTAGCGCTAATCACTCGGCATCTGTGTTTTAGAGCCCACTGTTTCGCGTATGTTCGCTGGCGTTCAGTCTTAGACAAAGCGCTGCGACGGTCGGCAATAAGACAGCCACAAGAGGCGGTGTGCCCGCTCCTGAGATTATCTGATTGGCAAACACGCATTTCTCCGCAGCGGCACATGACCAGCCACAACTGTTTGCCATATTTGACACGCATGACTGGCCAGCAGGCCGTGAGCTTACCGAACTGCTGGCCAACCCTGATCGCGTTACGTGTTAGACTCACTCGGATCTCCTGCCACGATTTATTCCATCGTTATCATCAAAAATGCCTTCTGGAGAAGCGAGCGGCGTGGCCGGGTGCTCGCCGTGCTTCTTGGAGCGTAAGTGCTCGTCCAGTGCTCGTTTCTGCCGGTCGGCTTCTGCTTCCAGCATGCTCTTGCGTTCTTTCTCGGCTGGAGATAATTCTGCCGCCGGCGCTGGCTCCTCTTTGGGGGAGGTCTGTTGCGCCGACGGCGTCTGAGGGTTCGCGGAGGCTTCCGTATGGCCTACGGCTGCTTTCGAACCCTCAGAGACTGGTTGCTGAGACTTCGTGTAACGGTCCCGAATGCCAGTGATGACTTCTGCACTCTTGCCGGCAAGGCTGGTGTCCTGGCCTGGTGCCGACGATTGCAGGTAGTCGTTTAGCGTTGAGTTGCCGTCACGGATCGATTTGTAGATGGCTCGCAGTTTAGCAATCTCGACCGGGCTTGCCTCGGTAACAGAGTGCCCAAGGATTGCCTCCACTGAGTTCGGCATCACGTTCAGGTCGTTAGCGAAGGCGTCCAAGATACGTTTGCGTTCGCCGTCTGGATCTGCGGCGGCGCGGTCGCGTAGAGTCATCCGTGACTGCTCGATCGCTTCCTGAATCAAGTCGCTTGGAATGACTTGCAGGATGCAGTTGCGGTAACAGATGGCTGCCCGACGGTTGGTGAGCTCCCGCAAGTCGCGCTCATCCGGCTTTACCCACTGGCCACCATTCGCTTTCCGGTAGATAAGTTTCTTGAAGCGGTCCTCTTGGAACGGTTTCGAGTTTGTCTCTACATCCCAAGCGTAGGCACGAATCGAGCGCCAGACTTCGTCTTCGGAAACGATCTCAAAACCATATTGAATGTTTCCCCAGACTCGCGCAGCTTCGCGTGCAAGCTGGACGCTGGGCCCGGATACATCATTGCCGCCGCGGGGAAACTCATACTCGGCGTTTTCTGCAAACGTTGGACGCTTGCAGGCGCGCAATAGTTTGACGCGGGCTTCGTCTTCATTGCGCGGAAAGCGCTGCGCAACGATGATTGCTCCCTGGACTTCCTGAACGACTCGCGCCACGTCGCGGCGCACGGCGAGTTCTGTGGTGGGGCTTTCGTCTTGCTGAAAGTCATCTTCGAGTGGTGTTGTGTGAATGCTTCGAGTGGCCATTTGTAAGCCTCCTATGATTTGTGTTTCGACCGGGCGGCAAGTCTGGGTTGCACTTGAACCGCCCGGTTCTCATCTTCCCGTTGGCACGCCAGAGCAATGGTCGCGCGTTCAGGAAGAAACCTTGTTGGGAAACGTTTGCAGCATCCGGTAAGGTTCTCCGACCTTACAGAACTTCGATGAGACAACCTCCGGCATCGCTTCTACATTCTTGAGCACCGTGACTGCCTGAGCCAGTGTGCCCACCATCTCAGCAAACTCGACTTCGTTCCAGCCAGGTTTATTGGATAAAACTTCGGCGGCCACGGCCAGACCAGAGGCTTGCTTGGCGATGTCTTTCAGGTATTCCATCGCTTTGCCAATCTCCATCGTGGTACGGCCAGCACGCCAGTCGTAATAGACCTTGCCGTAGCCTTCGACATTGACAGCCACATTCTCTCCCAGCAGTTCCTTGATGCGCGATTCTTCGCGGTCAAGATCCCCAGGATCAGGGAAGTTCTTGCTTGGGTCTGGGTTGGTGATGGTGCGAAGCTGTGCCTTGGTGAGATCCCGGCTCGCCAGCCGTTGAGCTAGTTCTGCGTTCTCGATCTGGACTAAGGCACGGTCGCCTTTCTTGATGGCTTTCAGCCGCGCGGCTTCGGCGGCGTCCAGTTCTTCCCCGCGGCACTCCATGCGCCACGCACAGACCTTACAACGGGCATCGTCGCCGGCAAACGGGCGGTCGGGGAGTTCGCGCTTTACGAACACGGTCTCCGCGAACCTTTCGCCAGCGTGTTTGATTACGTCGATGATCAGTTCGTCGCGCTTCATGTCGAAGTGTTTGAGTGGCAGGGCGCCCATACCGTCTTCGTCGCCACGTGAGTCGAATAAACCGATCGCAATGAACGTGCCCCAGTTGTGACGGTTCACGAACATGCCGTGCTGAGTCTGTAACACGTCGCCTGGGAAACAACCAGACTTGAGCATCTGCAGGTATGGACCCTTGCCGCGAGATTTGATTTCTGCGGTACCGGTTTCGGTTACGCCTCCACTGCCAGCGAGAACCAAGCGGTCGTAATGGACACCTGCCCATGGAAACTCAGGATGAATCTTGGCCTTCGGTAACCCGTTTGCATCCATTGGAGCATTGCGCAGTTTGCGGCCAGTTTCCTCGGCATACAGTGCAGCCGCAACAGGCTCCATGATGTGGCCCCTCTTGAATAGGCGCGACCGGAGCGGATTGTCAATCTGGTCCGGGTAGTCGGGCGGAACATCCAACTTGTCGTAGGCCAGAGCACGCACACAACCTTGACCATACTGAGGTTCGTTGAGGAGTTGATAGATTTCCGAGCCGCCGATAAAGTGCTTCCGGTCGGCTAACCACTGCTGTTTGGGATCGACTTCTTGTAGTACATTTGTTGCGGCCATTGTGTTGCCTCCGTTTGTTTATCGAAATACGAACCACAGAACCACTCCCCAAATCGCTCCAGCCACGACACACATCAGCGGGAACCACTTATTGAATGGCATCTTCTTCGGACGTTCCCACTCGCGTTCTCTGCGAAGTAGGTCTTGCTCCCACTGCTCAAGAGATGGCATTTAGCGTCCAGCCTTTCTCGCGGCTCTCCGTTCGGCTCGCGCTTTATCCGCCACCAGTTGCGCAGCGTGCATAAAGATCGTTTCCCAGGCGATGTCATAGACTGCTCGTGTGCCTTTGAGTCTCACAGAGCAGTACCAAGGTTGCGGCATGACCAGGATAGGACGGCGTTTGCCACGATGCCGCATTTCCTGATCTGTTTCAAAGACCAGTCTAGTGCGACGTTCGCGAAGGGCGGTCATTGTCCCTCCCGCTCAAGGTAGAACATGTTGGGATCGGTCGCGGAAGAACTGAGAGACTTCGCAATGCGTGCTTTGATCTCTTCAGGTGTTTCGCCGGTCAGCAGGGTAATCGTGTCGCCTTTGTGCAGATTCCCAAAGGTTCCTAAGAGCAATTCCCCTAGCAGGTCTTTCTCTAACTTGGCCATGTTTGTTGCCTCCGTCACTATGTATATCAGACTGCCATACACGTTGTCAAGCGTGTTTTACGTACAGTGCTTGGTTCGTCTGCTTCCACATCTTTCGCCCTGCCCATGGGTCTTTGGTAGGCGCCACGATAAACCGCTTACGCTTGCGGCTGAGACACATCATGCACATGCGAGCGCGTTGTGGTGGAAGGTTCCTTTGTGATGTTGGAAAGAGTTGTGGATGCTTGTCGAGACCACATGGGCCAGAGCACTTCATGGCAGCGACCTGCATGGCGCGATCTTAGCGATGGTGATCGACGCCTCAGCACATGGAGTCCTTATAATCTTTGGGATGCGAGATGGCGTGAACCCGTCGTGATATTCATGGTACAAGTGAGCCGACGGTCCGAAAAAGCATTTAGTAGTCGCGTGAAGAACTGCGATATACTGAGCCGCAGACAATTCGGATAATCGCTCATTGTACAAAGCGAGGTCGTAGCACAGATTGCCGTCACTCCAATTACGCGGCTCAGGCATCAAACGCCGTCCTTTCCTCATCTGCTACTCGATCTAATATGTTGGCCAGGTTTACCAGAGCCGAAGAACCACAGGGGCAGTTCAGAATCGCATCAGAGATCCCCCCGCAATCGGCGCATAACACAGCGCGAGAATGCTCAACGTAAACAGGTGACGAAGCAGCGGCCATGATGCCTCCTACGCAGTCCTCTTTTGTTGTTTTGCGGCATACTCGCGGATTGCCTGGCGAATGACGTCGGTCGCGGACAATCCTTTGAGCTTGGTGAGTTGCTTCAGGAGCCGCTTTTCATCGGCTCGGAGTCGAATCGTTGTAGGGTTCGTTGCCATACTGAAGCAGTGTATATCACAAGGAATACACGACAGCAACAGATTTATTTTTGCACAGCATTTTCTTCTTGACTCCTGATTCTGACGGGAGTACATCTATTTCACGAAGAGCACAGGTAGGCAAGGAAAATAGGGGCTGCCACACTGGAAAAGTGGCGGCTCCTGTTGAAAGTCTGGAGGATTTCTAATGCACGATGGTCCCATCGAGTGCAATATCGGCAACATCTGCGGAGGGGCGGTGCCGGAGCTCTTTGAGCATGAAGTCGCGCGATTGCTCAAGAACGTCTCTGACCTGAATACCGATCCCGAAGCGAAGCGCTCCATAACCATGGAGTTTCAATTCAAGCCTTCACCGGGTTGCCGAAGTGTACCGGCTGCACATGATGGCCCCATACTCGACGCTATGAGAGTCGGCTCCCTCTTCGCAGGCATCGGCGGATTTGATCTTGGCTTGGAAGCCGCAGGAATGGAGACATCTTGGCAAGTCGAGCGAGAACCGTTTTGTCTGGCAGTTCTAAAGACACACTTCCAGAAGGCGCAGCGGGCGACGGATATTCTTACCTGCCGTGGGTTGACCTCATCTCTGCCGGCGTCCCTTGCCAAGATGCCTCGGTTGCCGGAAAGCGGGCCGGACTCGCGGGCGCACGCACAGGATTGTTTTACGAGTTTGCAAGAATCCTGCGCGAGCTTCGACCCACTTGGTTCCTCTTCGAGAATGTTCCCGGACTTCTCAGTTCAAACCACGGAAGAGACTTTGCAGAAGTCCTCCGCGTTCTTATGGTCGAGTGCGGGTATGGGGTTTCGTGGCGCGTGCTTGACAGCCAGTTTTTCGGAGTCGCCCAGCGCCGCCGCCGTTTGTTCATTGTCGGACGTTTTGGAAAGCCATGTCCCCCAGAGGTTCTTTTTGAGCCCGAGGGCGGCGAAGGGGATATTGCGACGGGCCGAGAAGCGGGGCAGGACGTTGCCGTCCCGCTTACAAGCGGCACTGGAGTCACTGGCAACTCAAGCGGAAGGCACCAAGAAGATGATTTCAACATCGTCACCGCACCTATCGACGGAACGTGGGCCAAGGGCGGCTCGGGAAAGAGCGACTACCCCGTTGGACTTGTCGCAAGCGCTCTCAGTGCCCCCGCAGGACACCACGGCCACAGCAGCCCAAGAGGAGACGGATCGGACAACCTCGTATTGGGACGACACGCAGACGACGGACACTCTCGATTGCTCCATGCTGGCAAAGGGGCAGATGATGCCGGAGAAAAGGCGTTTTGCTTGCGTTCTGACCCCGGCGGAACAGGACAAGGGCACAACACCAATTACGTCACAACCGCTCTGCGACACCTTGGCAGCGGAGGAGCCGACGACAACGATGCTCAAGGCGGATTCCTGCATGTCAGTTCGCCGTCTGACTCCCACGGAGTGCGAGACGCTTCAGAACTTTCCGAAAGGGTGGACTATCCCGTGTTGCCCCAAGGATTAGATTCGGCGCGTTACAGGGCACTTGGTAACGCCGTGACGGTTTCAGTGATTAAGTGGATCGGCCGGAGGATTCTAGCCCTAGAAACCCTGTAGTACTTCTGACCTACCCACCTAATAGTGGCGTCCGAGATTTCAACACAAGATTTTGATTGACAATTGTTTTTCACTGTGCGAATAATTGGCGCACACGTACATGGAAAAGCATCAAGTGAGTCTCCACCTTTGTGGATCGGGCCAGAGGCTTGGGGTGTCAGGCTCCAAGCCTCCTTCTGCGTGTGCGTGCGTAAACTTCGTTCTACAGCGTTGCAGGTCTTAGGGCGCTGATCCAGCCACAAGAGATACCGCCCGCCGGCGCGCCGAAGCCGAGCATCAGAAAATATGCGTGCCCCCCTGTTCGCAAAGCATAGCAATCCTGCTGTAGATCGTCCGTTACTTCGCAAGAACATCCACTACGTTGAGTGGGAAGTCTCCGCGGGTAACGCCGACTGGGTGGATGTAGATGACCATGCCCGCGGCGCGGTTCTGCGTTCGCTGTTCCGTCACAGTTCCGACAGTGGTCGCGAAAAGATGATTGCTGCGGGCACGATGACCTCAGCCTGGGCACTTTTGCAGTCGGGTTATGCCGGGCCTCTGGTTTGGCAGATGCCTACGACAAGACCGGTGCTGAGTTGATGACAGCCGCACAGAGAAATGAAGCATGCTGGCGATTCTTCGCTGGTGATCAGTTCCTTTGGTGGCAGAGCCATAGGCTTGGGTCACTTTTCCCTCAGCGGATTCAGCGTAGATTGTTGCGGTCACGTTGGTTCCCGTCTTGGTTATTGGGCTCATGGGTTCGCTATGGGTAAATTCTTCGTTCGTCTCTTCGCTCTACTTCTGCTTGCCACTGCCTCAGTTATTCCAGCCTTCGCCACCGCTACAGTCACAGCAACGTTTGTCGGACCGAACACCCAGCCGCTCCCGTTCGCCTACATCACGTTGGATCTGAACTACTGTGGATTCAACGTTCCTTCGGTTCCGACCATCCCCGCATCGATCGTCCAAAAGCATATCGTCCTGCGCCAAAGCGATTTGCCGGCTACGATCTACGGCAATGATGAAATCACGTGCGGGAACTCCTATTCAACCCTTTGGCATGTAACAGCTTGGAGTGATCAGCAGACTCCATTAGTTGGGGACCTAAACTACCAGATTCTCGCAGGCAGCACCTTCAACCTCGCCACAGCGCAGCCGTTCTCGCTCGGACCAGGCACTCCGCCGCCGCCAGGCTTTGGCCTGATTTTCTCGAATCCCACCCAGAATCAGAAGATCATGCAACCGGCTGGCACAACGTTCTCATGGAAGGGTCCCGGCACAGTTGATTTCTCCGGTATCACCGTCACAGGTCTAACAGCGACCGGCGCGAATGCGACTCAGATTCAAGGCTTTGCAGTGTGTACCACGGCGCCGGCGAACGGGCAAGCGCTGATCTGGTCAACGCCCCTGCTCTGCTACACCCCGGGCGCGGCCGGAGGAAGTGGGAACGCGACCTCGATTCAGGGAGTGGCTGTAAACAGCACCGCACCCATGGCGGGTCAGTTTCTTGGGTACAACGGCTCGCAGTACATTCCGACGACGGTCACTGGATTCCTGCCGCTAACCGGTGGCACCATGACGGGTGCAATCACGCTGGCTGCGGATCCGGTGAGCGCGCTTCAGGCGGCGACAAAGCAGTATGTGGACAACGGGCTGGCTGCGAAAGCCAGTTTGGTGATGGGGTTGGTGCCAACGGCGCAGTTGGGAACAGGCATTGCCTCGAGCTCGACGGCTTTGGTTGGGAATCAGAGTTGGCGCGCGCTGGCGAACGTAGCGTTTTCAGGAAATTACAGCGACCTTAATGGTCCGTTGGTCTTTCAGACGAATAGCATCAACAATGCTGGCCAGACCGGGTTGAACCTGATTGCTGGTTCGAACATCACACTGACACCGACCGGGGGGAACGCAGTCTCGATTTCAGCCTCAGGCGGCGGTGGTGGTGGTGGGTACAACCTGATCAAAAACAACGGTACGGCCGTCACCCAACGAAGCATTCTTAATTTTCCCCAGGGGATGTGGTGTTACGACACGGTGGTTGGCGGTTTGAGTACAACCAGTTGCGCGACCCCAGGTACGGAGCCGAATGCCACAAGTGGCAGCATTCGCTTCCAAGCTGGCCAGAATCTCTATTGGAATGTGAGTAGCGACACAGGGTCAGCTAGCCAGCAGATTGCGCAGCTAGCGCCTTACCTGCGTCGAATCAATTCCTCCGGGCTTGGTCTCCCAACAACCTCCGATCCGTTCGTAGATTTCCGCACTTGCATGAACGAGCTGCTTACCGGAGCTACCGGAGGGGTTTGCGACGAAACAGAGAAGACGGGAACTCAGACTACCGGCGCGGGTGGCAGTTCGGTTCTGACGATCACCCAGAACGACATCCAGATCAACCTCGACTCGGTGCAACTTGCGCTCGTTGCTGGCGCGGATATCTTCATCTCAGGCAACAATTTTCACCTGAAATGTACTGCGGCAACCTTCATCAACGGTGCCAGCGTAATTCCGAGCCCATGGATCAACGTTTCTGGTTCGAACACGATCATTGAAAACTGCTCTATTACAGGCAATGGTGGCCAGTGCATTGGCGGCTCAGGCACGTATCAACTGATCAACTCGCCGCTGACGAATTGCACAGCCTCGGGTCCAGCCCAACCGCTTAGTTCTCAGGGCGGCTTCTTGATTGGGACAGCCGCAGGCGGATCTTCGAATGTGGCCCCATTGGCTTCTCCCGCACTGACCGGTACACCGACCGCGCCAACTCCGGCCACAGGCGACAGTTCGACCACAGTTGCGACCACAGCCTTCGTCAAGGCTCAAAACTACTCGACGTTCCCGACGTTCCAGCAGTGCGGCTTCGTCACCGCTGCGAGCTCGTCGACGGTCACAGCTACGACTGCGGTTCTCGATGTCAGCACCTGCTCAGGTGCTGACGCTTTCGCGAAGTACAACTCCTGCACCGCAGCTCTTCCTTCTGGTGGTGGAGTTTGCGATGGTCATAACCTCCCTGCCGCCAACACGGTAACGACGAACTTCGCGGCAAACAAGGCGAACGTGAAATATATTTGGCCCGCTGGCGCGTTCACTTTGGGCTCGACGACGATGAGCGTTACCGTCTCCGGTGTTGAGTTTGAAGGGGTTTACGGGCAGACGATTATCAATGCCACGACCCCGACAGGCGCGGGCACGTTGCTGACGGTCGGCGCCAGTTCTTCAACGATCCAGAATGTGGCCATCCGGAAGATGACATTCAACGGCAACCGACTGGCGTCCGGTGATACAGGTAGCGGCATGATCTGTGTGGCCACAACCACAGCTGGGGTCTCGAGCGGGTTTATCTTCGAAGACAACTTTGTAAACAATTGCGGCGGCGCTGGGCTGAATCTGACGAACTCAGATACCTATACGATTCGAAACAACACGTTTACTCAGAACTCCGCTCAAGCTCTGCAGCAGAATGCGAACGCCAACGGACCTTACCCTGGGCTGAAGCAGATCATCAACAACAAGTTCTATGACAACGATACCGCGAACACGCAGTACGCGGTGAATCTGATTTCCTTCGGGCACTTTGCCTGGACCCAAAACATTCTGTACTCGGGCAACATCCTCGAGAACGATGTTGTCGGCGGCGACCACTTGGGTACTGACATGGCATGCACCGGGAACAATACCTCGGCCGCAACAGGCTGCCATGGCATGCAGATTACTCCGTCCGCGACCGATTGGGAGATCGCAAACAACACAGTTCAAAACGTGGCCTCGGAGTGCTACTCGGTCGGCGGCTTGGGTGGACACGCTCACCACAACAAAGCCTATCTCTGCAACGTGAACTCAAGCGGTACGGTTATCAATAATGGCAGTGGCGGATTTCTGGTGTTCTTCAAGACCACCGGAGCTCCTGCGGGCACTCCTAGTCTGCTGGGTAAGATCGAGATCAACGATAATCGGATCTGCGATGCTGGTTACGGAATCAGTATCAACCTTGGAAATGGGCAGGCGGTGGACACCTTGGTTGTCGATGGCCTGAACTTCCACGACAATCAAGGCTACTACTGCCAAAGCGTGCTGACGGATGGCTTGCGAATCCTCAACGCCTCCGGCTCTACAGCTTGCGGCGGAGGTAGCCCCCGCCAGTGTCAGTGGACGATTCAGAACTCAAGCTTTGGGAACAACTATTGGATTACCAACGGTGCCGGCAACGCGCCGCTATCGTTTGACGCAGTTGGACTGACCTTCAATAACGCCATCTTTGGCACCCAGGGCTATGTCGGTACCGGTCCAGGCAGTAATGGTGTGCTCGCGACTTTGCCGTTTGAGACTCAAGGCGGCCTGAGTCTAGGCGAAATGGTTGCTCCCTCCGGTGAAGCAGGCTTCGATCTCATCTACGGAGATTCTACGAACCATTGGCCATCAGTCAACGCAAACAACGCCGGCGCCGAGCCGCTGATGGGGTTCAATCAGACTGGCACGCCGACCACCAATCATCTGCTTTGTGTCGATAACCTGAGCGGAGCAGTCGGAGTTGACGGAAAAGACTGCGGCATCGCGAAAGCGAATGTGGTTACCGGCGCGGCCACGCTCACGAGCACGGCTATTGTGACTGGTGGCGGCACAGAAGCCGTTCAGACACCTTCCGCCACCTCGACACTCAACTCGAGCGGCAATATGGCGCTAGCCGGAACGCTTTCTATAGGAGGATTAGCCACCAGTTACAACGGCACTTCGACCGTGGGTGTCGGCCTTACCCCGGTGTATGCGGTCTCGAATAAGCTCGGGCAGACAGGTAACCTCTCGACTCAGACGTTGGCGGTGCCGTCCAGCGGGGGCAGTTTCCTCGCAACCTACTACCTTGACCAAAGTGGGCTCTGCGGAAGTGGATCAGGAACCGTCAACATCACACTGAATTGGACGGATGGCTCGAACGCACGGTCTTTTACCCCTGGGACAGCGTTGACTCTGGGGACGACACAATCGGTAGCTGCGGGGTATATCGGCGGTACAGTGCCGGCGTTTGCGACTTCTTCGACCAACATTTCCTACACCACAACTTTAACCACTGGCACCTGCAGCGGTGGAGCAGTGAGCTACGACGTCCATGTTTCAGTCGTTCAAACCCAATAACTCTCCAAGGAGAATCCAAAGTATGAAACGAACAAGTTTGCTAGTGTCCTTGCTTGCCATCACCCTGAGTGCACTGGCAGGCGCGTTCGGTCAGGCCATTCCCGTCCAGCCTGGCTACCCTACACAACAGGCTGGCAGAATCCTTGTGTCCAGTTACGCGAATTGGACTGACAAGACCCTCAATGCCGTCACCGCAACCTCGACGAGCGTTACCTTGAACAACTGCAATCCGCGAGTTGGTAGCGATGGTAAAGCAATCGCCTGGGGCTCGATCTTTGCGGTCAATGTGCCCATCCAAATCTACGATGGCGCGAACTCGGAATCAGTTACTCCAACAGCCATTACCGCTCCTTCGGCTGCTGGTCCGAGCGCTGTCAACCCTATCAATTGCGGGTTTACCGCAACGTTTGCCAATGCGCACTCTGCGAATGTGCAACTTGGCAGTGGCGACAACGGGCTGATGGAAGCTTTGAACGATGCTTATGCCCGCGGTGAATCCATGGTCACAGCCAGTGGTGATTCAGGTCTGACCATAGCCAACATCACCGGCCAGGCTCCGAACGGCTTGCCTGGGTGGATGACCATTGAGTACTTCCGCGGCCAGGCGTCCACGCCGATGTATTTCACCATCCAGCCCAGCACACTGACAGCTCTGACCACGCCGGCGGTTCGAGTTGCGACTGCGACGTGCGGTGGCACGACTACCGTTTGCGATGGCACGGCGGTCGGTACCTGGACCAACGCCGCTCAGTACGTAGCTGTCACTTGCGTGGATGTACTTGGTGGGGAAAGTGCAGCCTCGACTACCGCGCACTACACCTCAGCAGGCTCGCTCGCGATTAACTTCACGGCGCCGGCGGCTGAAACTGGCTGTGTAGGCTGGCTGCCGTACATCGGGCTTGCCTATCTAACCACGGCTTACCGAATACCAGTGACGTCCTCGACTTGTACGCTGAGTCCGTTCACTCCGTACCCAACCTGCGCGATCACCAACACCGCGTATGGTGAAGTCGGATCGAACGGAGTCTTCCCAACACCTTACGTCCACAGCCAATTGGTTCCGCAGGCTGGCGGCGTGGCAGCGGCCTACAATCCGAATCCAATCAGCCACACCACGTTTGCTTTTACTCCTACCTCGCATCTTGGCTTGCCAGGCTTTGAGACCAACTACGGACCATTTATCCATACCGTGGCTCTGACGGCTGGACAGTCGGGCGTTCTTGGCACCATCCAGTTGCCTGCGGGCGTACTGAACTACATCGGTCAGACCTTGCGGATTACAGGCAAGGCAGCGTACACCCCAACCACCGGTGGCACCGCGCCGGAAATTGCGGTGGAACTCGGAGATTTGACCGACTTCACTACCGGAACTCCGATCGTGCTTTGCACGTTGCTTGAGACCCATACCACGACCACCGCAGCCTACAGTGTGAGTTTCCAGTGCAACTTGGATACAAACGCTACGGGCGCAACGGGCAGCATTATGCCTAGCGGCTGGTTGATTGATGGCTTGCAGGCAGGAACCACAGTGGCCATCTCGGCACCCGAGCAGGCAACCGGAGCAATCACTGCAGACGTGCTGGACCAGGACACGCTATTTGTTGTGTTCCTCCAGACCTCTTCGGCTGAGACCACCGGGCCACAGTTGCTGGACTTGCACGTTGAGTTGGTCAACTAGCAGTCACTTCGCGGCTTGACCGCGGATAAGGGTGCGTCTGAACTCAGGGAGTAGAGGGCCAGAGCGGCTGTTCTTAATCCCGGGACGCACCTACACTTTCTCAAAGGAGCCAATCATGCTGGCAAAACTGAAAGCGTTGATGGACAACCAAACGCAGTTGACGCACTATGTGGCCCTGATTGGAACAGGTCTGGCTGCGGCCTACATGGGCTACTCGCCATTTCATGACTTGGTTCTTGGCTGGTACAAAGCGATCCCGGAGACTGCCAAGGTGCTGATCGGCACGGCTGGGTTTCTGTACGCGTGGTACCGCAACGGGCAAAAGCCACCCGCAGCCTAGGCATCTAACCTATTCTCTGGCCTTGGAGGTAATCGATGTGGGGATTAGTCCTGATGCTTGGTTCCTCGGAGTCATTGGTCTTGCGGGGAGTGTCGGCAGTGTGGTGCTTGGCTTTATGCTTTCTGGTGTACGAAGGACTCAAACTGCGCTCTGGGATGCGATTAACGAAGCACGCAGAGACCACACGGAGCATGTTGGGCAATTCCGTGAACTCAAAGGCCGTTGCGATGCGGTATTTGGCCACAAAAGGAACGACCGGACATAATCCAGGCGTGAAGCCAGAAGCAAACGCTTGGCGATAACACATGGTGATTTCGGACTGCGTTCAAGGTCAGATCGTGCAGGCGATCAACTCAATTTGCCTTGCACTTCTGGCCGCATTGGCTGTTAGGTGGCACAAAACTGGTAATGGAAATGGGAATGGAAACGGAGGACATTGAAACCATGAAGAAACTCAGCCTCGGCATCATCTTAGCTTTCGCAACTCTCGCTCCAGCGCAGGATCTCGCGCATTGGACAGTGAAAGCGGTCAAGCATCCCGTCCATCGCTCGGCTCGCGGAATCAAGGCGGTGGGCAAGTACACCGTCGTCCCAGTGTTCAAAGCTTTCAAGTTTGTGTTGTGGTAAGATAGGCGGCAACCCCGGCAAGACTGCGGGCATTTTGGTACGAAAAGGAAACACCATGCAAAGAATCTCCCGACGTCAGAAAGTTTGCTTTATCGCTTTTCTGTTCCTGCTCGCGCTCAACCTGGCGGGCTGCGCAATTCAGTGGGTCTCAGAAGCTACCGGCATCATTGCGGCTCTTGGGCCGGCCATCAACGCTATTCTTCTGGTGTTGACCGCTGCAGGCGCGGCGATCTCGCCGGATGTGTTCTCAACGATTCAGTCAGCCTCACAAGAAGCGACTAACGACCTGAATAACGTCATCCTGCCGCTGATCAATCAGTACAACACGGCTCTAGGCGCAGCTGGAAAAGTCGCTATCCTCACGCAGATCAACGACGCGATCGAAGTTGTGATTCAGAACTGGGCGAAGGTTCTGCCGGCTCTGCACATTGATGATCCTGCGGTCCAAGCGAAGGCCGAGGCTCTCGTCGGGGCGGTCGAAGCGGAACTGCAATCCTTACAGGCTCTGATTCCTGTGCTGCAGGGTGTGAGCACCATGGAAGCGTTTCACGCTGCTGGACACACGTTGCCGCTGAATAAGGGCCAGTTCAATAAGGCGTTCAGTCGCTTGCTGGCATTCCCAACCGGCAACTTGGCTGTGGATGCGGCCGCGGAGCAGATCAAACTGTGAAGTTTGGCTGCCTACCACCGAAAGCAAGTTCAGCAAAGGGGCTCAGCCTGTCACAGTATCTGGGCCCCGCTGATCCCCAACAGGTTCCGGGCAAGGTGTTTCGAGAATACAAAGTGCCCGCAGGGATGTGGGAGTATTTTGCCAATGACCAACTTGGCGACTGCACCTGCGCAGCCATCGCGCACATGCTGATGCTGGTCACCGCACACACTGGAACCATGGTAGTGCCGACGCTGGACGATGTGATCACCGCCTATAGCGCGGTCTCTGGGTACGATCCCAAGACTGGGTTGAACGACAACGGTGCCGACATCCCCACAGTTTTAGAATATTGGCGCGTGACTGGCATCGCCGGTCACAAGATTCTTGGCTGGGGAAACGTCAACGCTGCAAACCTCGATGATGTGAAGCGAGCGATCTGGATCTTCGGCGGAGTAGACGTGGGCATCGAAGTCTATGAAACCGATATGCAGCAGTTCAATTCCGGCCAGCCCTGGTCGCTCACTCCGCAGGATGGCGCCCTGCTCGGCCGGCATTCGGTGCCCCATTTCGGCTATGGCCACGAGGGGACCAACTGCATTTCTTGGGCACAGCGGCAAGGGATGATTTGGAACTGGTTCTTGAAACGAGTAGTGGAGTGCTACGCCGTTATCACCCAAGACTGGCTGAACCAGGCGACGAAGCTCACGCCCAGCGGTTTTGATCTAGCAGCACTCGAAGCAGATTTACCGAAGCTGGTCGCGTAACGTGTGTGGAATCCATTCTCAATCTTCGGCAAAATACTCAGGAACACGGAGAAACTTATCATGTCTAGCACTTCCTTTTCGCAGGCGTTGACCGATTTACAGACGGCCCTTGCCAACCTTCAAGCGCAGGTCACAGCGCTGCAAACTGCCGTCACCAACGGCGTCGCGCTTTTGACTCAGTTCATCAATGCTGGCGGATTGACGGCCGCACAGATCGCCTCCCTCGAAGCTATCGTTACCGGTATGAATACCGCCGCAACGAACGTGGGGGCGGTAAACACCGAGATCGCGAGCGCCGAGTCACAGGCTGGCGTCTAGCCTCTGCCGCGTATGTGGATCGTTGGCGTAGTCGTTGGGCTGGTGATCTTGGTCGGCGTAGCTGTCGGCTTGCTTGTGATTCTCGTAAAAGGCTATCGAGCATGAGAGTCCGGACAGTTGAGCCAGAGCAACCGCTTGAGTGGTCAACTGAGGAACAGGTATTTCTTGCGGTCGAGCGCCCCGCGGGTCCAGATATTCGACCCACGTTCGACGCACGCGGCCTTGGTACTTTTGGCTGCTGTGTCGTCAAAGCCTGTCCATTCCCAGCGGGTATGACTGGCAAATGCCGGCGTCATTGGGAAGAAGAGCACACAGATTTCTCGCTGATGAGCCCTACTCTGCAAATGCAGATCGACGCTTCCTATCGGCAAGCGACTCACAAAGGTGCCGCATGAACAACCGTTTCACTAAATGCGGAACCTGTGGCGAGGCTGGCCATGGGAAGTACGATTGCCCGCTTCGGCGCTATGAGGAGTATCTGACGAAACAGACGAAGCCGGCGCCGGTGAGGTTCAATGAGCCGCGAACGCCGCCTGGCATGGTGAGATGTTGACCATCACGACACCGACCACCATTATTGAGCAGTTGAAGCGCGACGAAGGACTGAAGCTTTGGCCCTACACAGACACCATCGGCAAAACCACAATTGGTTGGGGAAGGAATCTCACTGACACCGGAATCAGCAGCGACGAGGCAGACTTGTTGCTGTCGAACGATATTGCGCGAGTGTCCGCCGAATTGGCGAGAATGTTCCCGTGGACTTCTGCGCTTGATCAGGTGCGACTCGGAGCGTTTTTGAATCTTGCCTTCAACCTTGGTATCACAGGGTTGGCAGAGTTTAAGAACATGCTTACGTATGCGCAGGCTGGCAATTGGACGGGCGCGGCCGCGGAACTTCTGAACTCGAAGGCGGCCGAGGAAGAGCCTGCACGGATTCATCGGCTGGCAACCCAGTTAGAAACGGATGTCTGGCAATGAAAAGGCTCGGAGCCGTGTTCCGCCACAGCCCCGAGCAGAGTGGTCAGATTTGCCGCAGGTCCATACGTTGTTCCAGTTGGTCGAGCAGGCGTTCGTCGTCTTCGCGGCATGCCGTTGAGCGCGGCTTGCCAGTTGCAATCGAGTCATTCAGCCGGAGATAAAGTTCTCCGTACTGCTGTGCAAGGGTAACCATGACACAACTCCTTTCTGGCTGGATGGAGGGTATTAAAGCGGAATTGGCAGAACCAAGTCTGAGCAATATCGCTCACCTTTCGCAATCGGGAACATCCTGTAGGACTGTGAATTTTTACCAGCGAACACGGATGGTGTTAGCGTTGCTCTTTCTGATCGTCTTCGGCAGCGTGCTGATCCTGCAAGCGACCGCCGAGATTCACTTGCGCCATCCTCTCGCTACTCCTCACGACAACGCGAACGATATGCGCCGCGAAGTGTGGTGGATTTGAACGAAGCTTGCTGCGGGAAAACCTGGATGCGGCCGCGATCCAGTTATCTTCCTAGAGCCGGGGTGCAGAGACCTCGGGAAATGTCTGGTGACGTGTCCACCTACTTGAGTCGGCACCGCAGCGAAGCGCGGCCCTAAAATACTCCCATGGAACATCCACTCGCAGACATGGCCAGAAGGCCAACAAAGAAGCACTGGATGCAGACTGCTGGCGCAGAAATGAAGGAAAAAGGCACCAAAGGCTCCTTCACGGAGTACGCGAAAGAGCATGGCGAAACCGTTCCTGAAGCCGCGAGCAAAGAGTACAACGCACCAGGGACGCTCGGGAAGCGGGCCCGGTTCGCTTGGGTGGCCGAACATCGTTAGCAGCTCCGCACTTCGTCAGATGGGTGTCGAGAAGAAAGCCGATATCTGTCTTCTCGGGCCGATAGGAGAGAAGTTCTTTCAGCACATGACGGTGAAAGACCTGCTGATCCAGTTTGCGCAGCGTGCGACTCGCGATGGGAAATCCATGTTTGCTTTGTTCAGTCTTCACCACCTGAACCAGATGACGCCCTATTCCATCAAGTTGGCGGGGGAACTGGATAGGACAATCCTGCAAGCTCTGAATGGGGTGTGCTGCTAAATGCCCTGGACGGCGGTGATGGATAAATGGAAACACAACAAGTTGCACAGCGGCTCTCAATCCGGTCCCATCGTACATGATCAGAAACGTGCCGTTGCGATCATGTTAAGTGAGAAAAAGAAAGCCGCAGAAGGTGACGCCGAATACCAGCCTGAGCACCCCTTAGCCTCGATGGCACGCCGAAGGAGTAAATAATCCCATGAGCGAACCGAAACGTACAATCTACGCAATCAACGCTTCCGGCGGCGCGCGGGTCTCAATTCCTCTTACCGTCAACGGCTGCCCCTACGTCGAAATCGTTGAATGCCCGCCTGACAAAGACAACTACACCGGGAGCAACTTCGCTCCGCAAGGGTTGATTATGACCTTGCCCGACGACAGTTTCACGGATCAAATCGGTGTGAATCCAGCGGCGATTATCAGTTTCGGGAACTCGAATGCGATGGGCCGCCCGGGCGGTGGCAAAGGGCTCGGATTCCAAAGCCGTCCAAGCCCGGGCGCGGCGAACATTTCGGGTACCACGTACTGCAATCTCGTGAGCGCTACCGCCGTAGCGACTCAAGTCCAAGTATCGGAATGGCACAGTTAGTCACGTTTGTTGCGAGTCTCTTATTTGCCTTCTCTCTTGCTGCCCAGGAAGTGCCTCGCGCCGACATCAGCACCGTTATTCAGTGGACCACAACCGACACCAGCGAGCAGACCATCGATGTCCACCATGGCGACTGGGTAACGATTCACTTGACCTGTAAACCAGTATTTCCGTGGCGCTGTGGCGGCGCAGCCTCTTATTTTGTTGGTGACCAAGAGGTTGAGTTTGACGATCTTTACGATGGCTTTGAGGACAAGAACGGCTTTACCCACGAAGCCTTTGGGGTTCTAGCTCCAAACGACGGTGAAATGGACGCAACGGTCTATGTTCCAGTGCTCTACCGCGGAGCTACTTACAACTTGACGCTGGAGGTCGTTTCCGCCCAATGAAACGTTTACGTATTGCCATCGTCTTGTTCTGCCTAATCGCTCCATTGTTCGCTCAAAGCCATGGTGGACTGACTGTACAGGTTCAAAGCGCTGGCACGCCCATCGGCACGTTCAATACCTGGCTGCCCATCAACTGCTCCACGAACTTGACCTGCACGTTCTCTGGCGGCGTGGTAACCATGACCGCGAGTGCGACCGGAGCGACTGCTTGGAGCGGTATCACGGCGGCGACGAACTCGAACGCTGGGACGTTTACAGCAAGCGGTAACACTTGGGACTTCCACAGCGCCACGTTAAAACTGATCTCTCCGACCACCAACGGCGATCTTGCTGGCTGGAATGGATCTGGCCAGCCAACCGACAGCGGCATCCTTGGTACCTCGGTGCCCACATCTGTCGTCAACGATACGAACGTGACCGGTTCCATCTCTTCGAACGCCTTGACACTTGGTTGGACGGGCACGCTTGCCAAAAATCGCATTATCAGCAGTGCAGTCTTCAAAGATCAGTCGAATGCCTGGACCACCGGAACACAAGATTGGTCCGGGGTTACCCATAGCCTTCCGGTAGTTACCGGAGCGATCGGCAGCATCCCTGCTACCTGTGCGGTTGGCGAACTATACTTCTCGACAAGCGCCACAGCAGGGCAAAACCTCTACTACTGCACTGCGACGAATACGTTTACCCAGCAGTCCTCTGGGGGTGGGTCTGGTACCGTAACCTCCGTAGCTGTCTCGGCTCCGCTTGCCGGTGGACCCATTACCACCACAGGTACGATCTCAATCACCGGCGCAGCGGGCCAGGTGCTCGCAGGAGCGACACCCGCCTTCACGGCGACTCCTACCCTTGGCGCTTCCGGCACTCTTGGTTCTCTGACCTTTGGTAACGCAACCAGCGGCACTCTGACACTTGAGCCAGTCACCGGAGCGATCTCAGGGACGGTAAAGATTCCCACTGGCTCGGATACCCTTGTAAACCTTACGGGCACGCAGACGATGAGCGGGAAGACGCTCACCAGCCCGAATATCACTACCATCAACGATGGCAATGGGAATCCGTTCTTACTCTCGAGCGCAACCGCTTCGGCGGTCGACAGCGTAACGGTGACAAACGCCGCCACCGCGAATCCAGCCACGGTCCAGATTGCCGGAACCGGAAGTGACTCAAACATCAACCTTGAACTGCTGCCTAAGGGTACGGGCAAACTCGAACTCGGAAGCACGAACTCCACGGTCGACGGCAGTGGCAATGGCGTCTTTGTCGGTGTCACTGGAACGGGCGTCGTAAACTTTGGCGGTGCAACCCACACGCAACCGGCCCTAAAGGGCGGGGCGGCCAGCATCCCTGCTACTTGTACTCAAGGTGAAGAATACTTCGCGACGGATGCTACCGCGGGACAGAACATGTACTACTGCACCTCCACAAACACGTGGACTCAGCAGTTAAACTCTGGCGCCGGCGGCGCGAACACCGCTCTGTCGAACCTCTCTGCTGTCGCCGTAAATGCCTCGCTGACTCCTGGTGCTGATGCATCGATCGATCTTGGCAGCCTTGGTCTCCGCTGGCGGAATCAGTTTCTCTCCGGCTCGATTCAGTGGACCAACGGTTCTGGTACTGCGGACACAGGTCTTTCGCGCGGGTCGGCCGGCGTAGTCGATGTCGGTAACGGAACAGCGGGCGATATTACCGGCTCAATCATTGCCGCTGGCCTCGCCACAGGATCTGCTACCGTCCCAGCCTTTAACGGGATGACATTCCCGGCGATTACAGCGCCGAGCACGCCGGCCTCAGGAACACAGAACGTTTGGGTAGATTCGACCGATAACCGGCTGCATGACGAAGGGAGCGCTGGCACGGTTGGAACAACCGTTGTCGCGAATGCTGGCGGTTCTCATGAGTGGCTGGCTTCTGTCGGAACATCTGGGGTCTTTACGGCCACCCGCCCAGCGTTGAGCGATCTCACGGCGACGATCAGTTCTCCGTTGAGTGTCAGCACCAACACCTTGTCGTGTCCGACCTGTGCGACGACGACGAGCGGCGGAGCGTTGAGCGCGACTAGTCCGGTAACTATCAGCTCTGGTGGTTTGATTGCTATTTCGGGAGTAAGCGGGGAGCAGGGCAACGGCGCGAATCTGCAACTCTCGACCGGAACCGTCAACACCAACCGCATCACCAAATTTGATTCGAACGGCAACACCGTCAACTCGGCTCTTCTTGAAAGCAGTAGCGCAATCAGCGACGTCACTAGCACTCAGGCTGTTACCTACGGCGGTGGCGCGAATGCCAGTGCCAACTCTGCGCTTGGAGCCGCTATCTTGCAGGGCGCCAATGAAACCGGCGCGGGTGGAGCTAGTTCTCAAGGCGGCGGCGCATTAGTCGAAGGCGGAACCAACGCCGCCACCAACGCGGCGAGCCAAGGTGGCGGTGTGGAATTGTTGGCTGGTGCCAGCACCGGGGCAACCCAAGGGCTTCAGGGTCTAGTTCTGTGGGGCGATGTCTATGTGACGGCTTCTACGTCGACGCAATGGGATCTGGCATGCTTCTCGGCCGCCATGACCACAAAGAACTGTGGCGCGTCGCCATCGTCATGGGTCGGCGTCATTGAGACTGTTGGATCAAACTACAACGTCGTCGTTTCCCCTCCGAGTCTCGTACCCATCAATGCCTCGGGGGCGGTTACGCTCGGGCACACGGTTTGCGCAGGCGGTACGGCCGGTCAGATCACCGATAGCGCTGGAACAGCGACTTGCACCAGCGCGCAAGGTGCAACGGTTGGCGTCGTAGCCGCAGTTGCAGGGGCATGGACGCTGCCAGATGGTACAACCTTTACGGCGTCGACCACGTTGCCGCTGATCAAAATGAATACTGCCGTCCTCGGGACCGCGCCTGGGGGATCGTTCCCATTAGTGGTATCAGGGACGGTGGTTTCTGGTGGGATTCCATACTTCAGTTCAACAACACAGGAGTCGTCATCGGCTCTGTTGGCTGCACATGCCTTGGTTGTAGGCGGAGGCGCTGGCACAGCCCCAGCTACAGGCAACGGCGATTTCACTTATGTTACCCACACACTGACCGGCGGTGCCTCCGGGCTGGTGGATTTCTCTGCGATTACCAGCACCGCTGGACTGAAGGTGCCAGTGGCCGCAGGAAACACGGCTACTGCTGCCGGCACGATTGATTTCGATTCAACCAACAATAACTACCACGGTTACGTGAACGGGGCTGATTCGCTTTTCCTAAACAGTGCGGCTGCCTTGACGACCAACGTGCTCCCAAAGGCCGTCATCGCAAGCGGTAATATGCTGGTGGCAAATAGCACCATCACTGACAACGGAACGACTGTTACCACTTCCGAGCCCCTCTTTACGTCCTACGGGGGCACAGCGTCTCAGGCGTCTCTTTACGCGACCGGAGCGCCATACACAGCTGGCTCGGCAACCACTAACTTCCCGCTGGTTTATATCAACGACGGCACTGGCCCGACTACGCTCTCGACTGCTGGCACAGAGTTTGGAATCAACAGCCCGAACGGATTCGCAGGAAACCTGATTGATGCGCATATCAACGGCGGCGGCCAAATCTTCGGCGTGGACTACCTCGGAGAAGGGTACTTCGGGGCATTCGGGGCGGCTCTTACTAACGGTAGCTCGGGCGGTTGGGCAGCCACGGAGGGCACGGCGTTTACTGGAACCTCAACTCAGTACGGAGAATATAACGACTCGACCCTGCATTGCGTAGATATCATCGACCAGACCGTAAACCTCGGATGCGCGGTCGGCGAGGCGTCCATCATCGGCGCTAACGTAATCCCAAAGGCTTCCGGCACGACCTCTAAGATTGCCGCGTCCTCAATCACGGACAACGTACTTGTTACCTCGTCAGAGTTTGTCAACTTCGCATCGAACCGCGTCTTTATGACGGCGGACTGGACTTGCGGAACGGGCGGCACGGTATCCTCATGTACCTCAGCGACCATTGTTGGCTCAACCGGAACGCCGCTTACTCTTACTCTGCCTCTGAGCGCACAGTCGTGGCATTTCCATTGCCACGTTATTGTCACCGATACCACAGCCACGCCAGCGAATAACTGGGCCATGATCACGGCGACCAACGGCGCGACCAATGTCACCGCATCTTATAGCGGTTTTACGGCGGCGGCGGTTGCGGCTGGCGGATCAACCACGGATACGGCTTCAACGACTTCCTCAATCACCATCGGCGGAACCTGGACACAGGGCGCTACGGCTACCAAGATGCCATATGACATTGACGCCTGGATTGAAGGCGCATCGGCTTCTGGAACGGTCGTCAGTCTTCAGGTAATCGATCCAACCGTCGGCGACTTGCTCACTATTTATCGCGGGGCGTATTGCACAGTAGGGCCGTTCTAATGAGACGCCTCCTTTGGATTCCGCTTCTCTGCTCTCTCGCCTTCGGACAGGGTGCGACTGTTCTACCCAAGACCACAATCCTGCCTAAAACCACGGTATTTCCCGGCACAGCGGCGTCAGGAATCACCGTCACTGGAAAGACATGCGTAGGTCAAAACACCTTCAGTAATCCGACTTGCACTTGGAGCGTAAATCCTAGTGTGGGCGAAAATATCGTGTGTGCAGTAGGTAATTTCAATGATGGCGGGGACACACCGTTTAGCGTCACGGACAACGCAAGCACGCCGAACACTTATACCGCAGACGGCAGCAATTATCTCGACAACACGAACACAACAGGCAACTATCAGTTATTTACTTCGTTCTCCATTACTCACTCGCCATCAACCTCGACCTTCAGCGTCACCGGGGCCACGCAGAATCAACCAATTATTGACTGCATCACTTACACAGGTGGAACCGGAGCAGTGGACGGAACACCGGGGCACGCGACCGTCGGCTCCGGGTCAACATCGGTTACGGCAACGATCAATCCTACGGGCTCAGCGGATTTAGCGTTTGGGTTAGGCTCCATCACGGGCAACTTCACCTTTACGGCGGGGAGTAGTTTTACGCTCATTGGGGGTATCGTTGGGTCGTCGAGTAGTTTCAAGAGTGAGGCTGAGTACCAAGTCTTATCTTCCTCCGGTTCGCAGAACTGTCCGATTACCTACAGTTCATCGACGCCAGCAGCGGCGATTCTTTGCGGGACGTTCAAATGAAACGCTGGTTAATCCTACTCGCACTGTGCGTCTCGGCCCACGCCGCCTGTACTGTAACCAGTTGCACCAATGGCGAGACAGGGACGTGCCGCTTAGCTGCGAGTTGCGGGCAAACTGATGTTCAAGCCTGCATCACCGCATCGGGGACAGGGTCTACCGGCGTCACCACGCCCAACGCTTTCGGCGGGGATGCGGTCTACGTTCCGTCCGGCTCCTGCTCATGGAGTAGCCCAGTGTCGTGGACGAACAAGAATGTGGAAGTCCTAGGGTCGGTCGGCGGAACAACGACCATCACTCACACTTCCAACGACGCTTTTGATGTGAACGTGTCGAATACCGGAGCGACGGCGGCAGCGTGGAGAATTTCCAACTTCACTTTCACTGGCAGCACGACCGGAGACTTGCTCAATATCAACAACAGCAATCCCAACCTGACTTCCTTTGCGGGATTCTTTCGCGTTGATCACATCACCGCCAACTACACTTCTAGCGGGAATATCGTGATCCAGTATGGCCCAGTCTGGGGCGTCCTCGATCACTGGAATGTCACATGGCAAGGCGGAAATTTTCTCGAACAGGCCGAGTTTCTTAATTCAGAATGCGTGACTAGTCCGGGCAACACGACTGTCTACGAAGGTGAATATGCTTGGCGCACGCCTGCTATCGGCTTGGGCACGGAAAATGCTCTTTATGTAGAAACCTCAACCTTTACTTATACCGGCTCCGCTGAGAATGCAGCAGTATCTGATGCGGAATCTGGCGGTCAGCATATGGTGTTTCGCTACAACACAGTATCTGGCCCCACGTATCATTACGGACACTGGACACGTGGAGGTGGTGGAGGTTTCTGCTACAACGGCGAAGTCGAGGGTCACAAGTACGAAATCTATAACAACTCTTACGATGATACCGATGGGAGTCCGGGCGGTGATTACCCGATGCGGTTCGGCTCGGGAACGGGTGTCATATTCAATAACACAATTCAAGGCTACGGCGATAAAACCGTCCACGTTGACGAGACCCGTGGCTATGGATACGAGTGCAACAACCAGACAATGCTTTCCTGTGATGGCAGTCAGGCCGTCGATGGAAATGCGGGAGACGCGAGTGCCCCCGGCTGGCCCTGTGCGGGACAGATCGGCACGGGATGCGCGGCAGGTAGTTGCACGCGCTCGACCATAAACAGCATTCCCTTACTGCTCTGGAATAACGGGTCGCAAGCGGGCTGCTCAACCGGAGGCAGTTGCACCAACTCGGTGACAGTCAACGTGGACGGGCCGCAAGGCGGGAATACTTGTACGCCTACACGAACAATGGCGAATTACATCAAGGGCACGGCGCACTCGGTTAGCGGAGCATTGAATGGGGCGATTGATTACTGTCAAGGTGCGACGGAGCCGAGTACTTGCGGAATCTACACGAATAATTACACGCCGTACACCTACCCTCATCCGCTGATTGGCGGAGTAACAGTAAAGCCAGGTCCCACCATGGGTCCAGGTCTCGGCGCAGGTGGAAAGATCGGGGTCAACTAATGAATTGGCCGTGGGTATCGCGCGCACGCCTACTGGACGCGCAGCAGGCACTTTCTGACGCCAGGATGCGCATGGCTTCGATGGAACTGGAGATCAAGCAACTCCACAACCAGATTGCGTTTCGCTCGAGTGGTCTACCACTTTATCCCGACATGGAAGTAAGGCCAGAGTGGGTAAGGAATGCGCCAGCACAGGTCACGGCACCTCCCAAGGTCGAGGAGATTGACGATAGTTCACTTACGCCATGGCAGCGCGCAGCCAAAAAGACTGGCAGCCGGAATCCTCGTGTGATTGCCGCAGAAGTCACGCGCGAGAACGTCACCAATTTCAATCGCACGATTCTCGCCATGCCCAAGCCCGTGGCTTCGCGGCCTGGCACACAGCCAACAGACGAAGAACTCAAGGCCCGCGATGCGGCCGCAGAAGAACTCAAGCAGGCACTCAGTTGAAAGAAGGAGAGAAATTTATGGGAGAAGTGAAGAAGGGAAAGCTTCGCAGCATTCGGATCGAGCCCGCCCAGAATGGCTACGCTATCCATGCAGAACATGAACCACCTCCCATGCCTGCCGGGAAGAAAGGCGGCGGCGAGATGGCCATGCCGATGCCGACTCAACCCATGCCACACCTTGCCACCAGCCGCCACGGTGCGATGAAGCATATCAGCTCGCTGATGGCTGCGCACGAAGGCGCCGACGGCGATGGTATGAATGAGCCTGACGGCGACGAAACTGAACCGGAAAACCCGCTCGCCTCTGCACTTCGTCGTAAACGCTAAGACTCTCAAATGGCAACTGCTTTACAGCCTCCGATGGGCCAGCAAGAGCCCATGCAGCCGAACTCTACTCAAGTTCCGCCTTCACCGCGGACGCCTGCGTTTGGCTCTCCAGACGAGCGTATTGCAGCATTCTTTGCGCGGCGCGGTGAGAAAGATCCACGCCAGTTCCAGACCTACAAATCGAACCTCAAGCAAATCTGGACACGATCGATCGAAGACTGGGCGCTCGCGCGGCGTATGAAACTGATGAGGGTTCTGCGCGCGATCGAGTACAACAAAGGCAACCAGTACATTTCCTGGGATCCGTTTTCCTGCTGCTACTACGACGCGCTTGACGACGATCAAGACTTTGGCACCGGGAACCAGCAAGCTTCAGACAGTGCAGCAGTTCTTTACCAGCAGAAAGCCAACATCATCCAGTGGTTGCGGCGGGTTTGGACGAGCCATCTTGGCGCAGGCGTTCCGCGGGTTGAGTGGTGGCCAGGGGACTCGGAAAGCGATCTCGACAACCGCGCCTCGCATGCCCGAGGGAGAGCCTACCGGAAGATTGCCGGCGACAACCAAGACAAAGGCTTTCTCGCACTGTGTCTCGATTACCTGTTTCTGACAGGTTCGTACTTCGTGCAATCCAACTGGTCGATGGATAAAGCCCTTACTGGAACCCACTACGAGCCGATTATGGGATGGGCAGGCCAACCGGTGCTTCCGAACCGCTACGTCTGTCCGAACTGCGGTCAGAGCACCCCGGCAAACGTGCAATCGATTCAAGGTGGAGTGAAGTGCGTCGGATGCGGCGCTCCGCTCGGTTCAGCCAATTTTTACCCGGCGAAGACGATCAAAATGCCGGTAGTCACCGGCCAGCGTGAGGTTCCAAACGGCCAAGTACGCTGGAACGCTTGGAACGTACTGAACTTCGAAGTCATGCCCCAAGCCAGTGCTCAGACTGGTGGAGTGATCAACAATACCCCGATTGGCGACTTGTCCTGCCTGATCACCAAAGGCGCGTTCCGGAGGATGTATCCCGACGCTTGGGATCTGATTCAAAGCTCCGACAGCGACACTTCGGCACGCGACGCCGACATTAGCCGCATTGCTCAAGTCCGTGCTCTCACCCCAGGCAGCCGCCGTGGGCTGACCAGCGCACCCGACCAGTTGACCTACCACCGAGTCTGGTTCCAGCCGGATGCGATCTACTCACTCGAAGCGAAAAAGGAAGACGTACAGCGGCTCGCGGACGTGATTGGAGACGGCTGTGTAGGCGTTTTCCAGGGCGATAATATGATCGACATTGAAGAATCGATCATGCGAAAGGTTTGGACGTGGTGTGGTGCCGAAGAAGATGCAGGAGCGTATCCGCCGGCGCCAGTTGAACCAGCACTCGACTTTCAGGACTCGATTAACGACCGCATCAACTCGATCAATCAGTACCAAGACCGCTGTGGGACGCCGCCAATCTTCTACAACCAGCGGATTTTAGGCGAAGGCTTGAACGGGAAATACTGCGCGCCCGGGCTGCTGATGGGGCTTCCAGTCAATCAGGATCTCGGATTCAAGCTTGAAGACGCCATGTTCCAGCCAACTTTCCACCAGGACAGCGGCGCTCCGCAGTGGGTGCAGGAACTGCTTCAGTTAGTGCAAATGCTGGTTGGTGTGAATCCCCAGATGTGGGGCGGCGCGCAGAAAGGCGTCGATACCGCCAAAGGCCAGAAACAGGCGCTAGACACCGCTCAGGCGGCCCAAGGTGGCTACTTTCAAGCTGTGGTGAAAGAGTGGACCACGCGCGCGAATCTCTCTGTACAAATATTTGCCGACAACGCAACCGATGATGAGTACCACGTTACGAAGTCTGATGACGCACCGGAGTTTGCGAACGAGCCTATCCGGTTGGCTGACCTTCGCGGCGAAGCTGATGCCCGCCCAGAAGCGAACCAGGACTATCCGATCGATTGGGACCAGCAACGTGCGCTGATGCAGGAACTGCTGGGAATGGCGAGCGGCAAAGAACCCAACCCGTTGGTGATGGAGATTTTGGACACGTTCGAAAACCGCCGGTTGGTGATGGGTTATCTCGGACCTCCAGACATGGAGTTGCCGGAAGCTGTGCCCCATGAAAAGGTTCTCGAAGATATTGTCCAGTTGATGAAGGGAAAGCCGGCACCCGGACAAGACCCAGCGAGCGGCCAGCCGATTCTATTCCCCAGCGTTCAGCCTGACAAAATCATCGACGGGCCAACCCTTGAGAGTGTGACGATTCCAACCTGCATCCGGTACGCGCAAAAGAACTACATGCAAAAATTGCAGAATCCGAACGGCTGGCAGAACTTGATTCTTTACATCACGCTGGCCAAGCAGTTTACGAAAGAGATTGCTGCAGAGAATGCAATGCCGCCTGGTGGGATGCCACCTCCGGGCCAAGGTGCGCCTCCAGGGGCACCAGCCGCGCAACCAGCGGCACAGTAAATACCACAGCAGAGCGCATGACGGGCTCTGCTGAACTTTTTAAGGAGAACTATCATGCCAGACACACCAGCAGCACCGGCTAGTGGAGGCACGTCTGCTCCATCGGTAAGTTCAGCACCAGGAAGCGGTGCAAGTTCCGCGCCATCTTCCCCAGCAACTCCCGCAACTCCATCAACACCTGCGGCGCCTGCGGCAGCAGCCCCGGCGAGCGCAGAGCCGAAGAGTCAGCTTGACAAACTCCGCGACGAGCTCGCGAAAGTTCCTCAAAACCAGTTCGAAGCCGCTCTTGCTGGCAAGAAGCCGGAAGAGAAGCCGCCGGAAGCGGTTGCGGCAGAAGAACCCAAGCCGGGCGAGCCCGCAAAAGTAGAAGAGCCAAAGCCTGGCGAGCCAGCAAAACCGGAAGCAGTTGCACCGAACCCGCTCGACAAAATTGGCCCACTGCCGGCCGAAACGATTGCGAAAGCCTTTGACGAAGACCCTGCATTCGCTGCGCAAATGGCTGCGAAGGGACTCGACAAAGACACGCTGGTTGCGAACGCACGCCTAGCGGCTGAAACCAGTCAGTACAAGGCGATTGCTCCAACACTCGCAGCCGCAAAACACATGCAGGAAAACGCTGCTCACTTCTACGACGTCGAAGACGGCTTCCTCGGTATCAAGGATATGGCCACGTTCGACAGTTTCATCATGGATCGCCTACTGCCACTGAGTGCGATCACTGGTGAAGACGGTCAACCGCTGAAGACTGCGGACGGCAAGGCCTTCCAAACGGATGGCTCAGTCACGCGGTTTATCGACATGGCAGGGCAGTTCTGGACCGCACAAGGCGAACAAACTTTGCGCCAATTGGCTACCCAGGCTACAAGCGATGAAGACAAAGGCTATTACGAAGCCTTGGCCGACGCGGCTCAAGAGATCCAGAAATTCGCCCAGAACGGCTACCGCAAGCCGGGCAGCGCGCCTGCTGCAGTCTCCCCAGAGGTTCAAGCACGGTTGGATGCTGCCGACCGCGAACTTAAAGACTCGCGCGCACGCGATGCGAAAACGAAAGAAGCTGGCGAAAAGGTTTTTGAAGGTTCTGTACTTAATGACACCGTTGCCGTCGGATCCACGATGGCCGGCGCAATCGTAAACATGACGGGGCTAAATGATGCCCTCAAGACGAAAGCTACTTCGGAGATTTTCAGCGAGTGCGCGAAATGGCTGGCTGGAAACCGCGAGTACAACCGTCTGAAGAGCATCTATTTTGCCAACTTTGATCGTGGCCAAACCGAACAGGCTCGCAAAGACCTCGTCGCACTCAACCGCGAATACCTCGAAATCGGTATTCCGATAGCCGCGGAGAAAGTCCTTCCGGGGTTCGGAGCCGTGGTTGACCGCAACAAAGCCAAGCATGAAACCATTGACACGCAGATCAACCGTGACCGGATGAATCCTTCGAGCGTCTCGGCTGCAGCGGCTCCTGGTGGCAAAGCCATCACAGAAGAGCAACTGCAAGCCCAGGCCCGCCAGAACGTACTGGCGAAGCATGACGGCCGTATCACTTCCACCTTCAATCAGGAATTTATGACTGAAGTTGTGAAGCTACGGCAAGCTCGGACTGCGTGAGGAGCGAACCAGAAGTCTGATCGACGTTTCCTCTCACGGAGGCCATCTTTATGGATATTTTCTCAACTGCAAATCTCTACATTGAAGGGGTTGACCCTTTGATCGACAAACTCTGGCTCACTGACGATGAGTTGTATGCGCAACTCAACAACGGGCGAGCCGAACAAGTTTCGCCACGCGCCTTCCGTATTGTGATGGAAGATGCTCTGCCTGGTGATTCGCGCTACATGAACCTCGACGGTGATGTGGTTCCCGCCGGCAGTTCTCCGGACTGGCTGGCTGGTGCGGTAACTCCGTCTTGCATTGCCTCTTCAACTAACTGGACGGAGTTAGTAACGTTGGTTGGCGGAGCCGTGGATAACAAGGTCTCTATCGAGAACGCAGTCGCACGCGCCCTTGATGGCCTTGTGAACATGGAAAAGCAGTGGACAGATGCTCTGCTCCAGACTGACGGCATGGGCACCTTGGGAACAGTCTCCTCGGTCTCGGCTGCGACCAAGACTTACACCCTGAACGTCACTCCGTTCGGCGCACGTTTGGTGCAGCAAGGCCAGACTGTCGATGTAGTGAATCCTGCCACCAACATCAAGCGTGGTTCCATCACCATTCAAAACCGCTTCCAGTTCATTGGCAGCCAGCAGAACATCGTCTACAACACTGCTGACGTTCCGGGCGCCGCAGCGAATGACATCCTTCGCTACGGTGGCTTGACTGACGGCGCTCCCATTGGCGTGAACGGCTTGCGCTATATGGTTAGCACCTCCTCAGCAGCCGGCACCAACCTGCACGGCATTCCGCGCTCGAATCCTTATACTCAGGCTTCGGGCTTCGATAACGGGAACTCCCAAATCACACTGCCGGCTCTCCAGCTTGGCATGACGATTCGGAACAACCGTCTCAACCAGAAAGCGCTGAAGGGTTCTTTCTTCTATACCCACGATGCGCAGATCGACTCCTACAAAGAGCTCGGCTACGACCGTCAGTACTACCCGGTCATGGGCGAGGCAAAAGGTCTCGACCTGTTCTTCCAGGGCAGCATCACCGTGGACGGAATCCCGATCAAGCGCGGCGTCAACGCGGACCAGGCATCATGGTTCCTGTTGCAGCCTGACTCGTTCGGGCGCGTGAAATTCGCAGACCCGTATTGGCTCATGATCAACGGGCAACGCGTTTACAGTTACATGGATCCCAACACGGGGAGACCGACTACCCAACTCGCCAGTACGCACGTAAACCCCTTGAATTTTTACATTTCAAATGCCGTGGCCCAACTCGTGATTTCGGACTGTGCCTCGCCTGCTGGTTATGTGTATGGTTCGTAGTAACCATATGGATAACATATTTCAAACTTACGAAGTGGGGTCACTCAATATGACCCCACTTGGTTTTTCTTATGATTGCACTGATGACCGTTTGCCACACCCCAAACCTGTCGGCAATGCTCTGCTGAGAATGGTATCCGGTAGCATAGAGTGCCCTAATCTCTCTTACTTTATCTTCTGTCAATTTAGCAGAGCCGTTATTTGCGCCGCGTCTCTGTGGACCACCTTTCTTTGCTGTAGCTATATGCACGTCCAGCTGCGGAACGTCAGCAATGTGAACCGGGGCGAAACAAAGCCGCTGCTCGCACATGAGACGTGCGTAGCCCTCTGGCCAATGCCCGTGAATGATCTTGTAGACGAGTCTCGCGACGAGAACTTTCCTTCCATCAAGGTCTCGGATGTTTGGAATACCAGCGGTGTTGCAAGACCACTCCCAGAGCAGGCATTCGTCTTTGTCGCCATGCTCTGCGATCTTTTCAAGCAGCCAGTCATACAGACGCTTGTCGGTCTTCCTTCCATGGTTACGCGCAAACTTCATTCGCTTTGGGAGTGGACCGGTGTACTGGTTGCGATGGCGACCCGCCTCAATCATGTCGTGATTGTTTTCGAGGATGGTGCCCGGGATGATGTGGTTTGGCCGAAAACAAGCCTGGCACGGCTCGATCGGGCAAACGTGACGCCCGCACGGCTCTGGGTAAGATCCATACCAGAGTTTGTACGCCTCGCGGTGGGCCATGGTGCCGGTACGGTCAGGAAGCCGGAATGTGCCGTGTCCGAAGCGGGTTCGGTTCCACGGCCAGATCATGCAGCCATCGTTTTCAGGCCACGGCTCGTACAGGACTCTTTTCAGGTATTCGTAGCGGGTTTCTTTGATAAACTTCGGTCTAGGCATCGTCTCCTCTTTCTCAGGAACGGTGTTGAGGCGGACCGGTTCAGAGCCGGCCGCCTTTCTATTTTACCTCTCTTCTCATGAAAAAAGAATCGAATTTCCGCGATGATGTAGCCCCCATGGGGCTGGCTCCGAAATCATTACGCAACGCAATCTGTAAAGCAGCCGGCTTCAATCCCTACGGAGAGCCTCGCTACAGGCTTGCTCTCGCACAACACGTTTACGCACTTCGCGGCGGAGAGCATTTGACTTGGGATGACAACCTTACCGTCGAAGAGCAAGGCGGCTTAGTCCAAGGCGGCACCATCCAGAAGTGTCACATGCTCAATCATCCGTCCATGGCTGGAGCTCGCTCGAAGATGGTTTGGGCGGAGTCGCCGGTGTTAGTGCCAAGCACCAAGAAGCCAACACGCACCTTTGTCGGTGTTGAGAAAGTCATGCGCTATCCAACCATTGAAGGTTGGATACTTCAGATGTGGAGACCGGCATCGCACTTTGGTACTCCAGAGTATTGGAACTCTTCGATGTTTCTCTGGAAAGGCGATGCGAACAACAACGTCAACGGACCGTATCCAGAACGTGGTGATTACGAGTTTGCCTCAGAGCGAGTGGAGCGATCGCGCGAAGGTCCGATGATTGTGCAACTGTCCTGGCCGGAGATTCCTGCACTCTCGCTACTCGAGGACATGATTCAGTTTCTTGACTCCGAAAACATGAAGCAGTACGGCGCTGACAAAGAAGCGCGACGAGCAATTCGGATGAACGAAACTGCTGCGCGCTGGCGGCATCTCGAAGAGAAGAAATCAGAAATGCGCCAGCAGATGATTCGCGACACCATGGCGCCGTACTTGGGGTCGTCGCTTGCGGCTGGAGCGATGCGCACGAAGCTCGCAGAACGCGCAGGACTCCGCGGGCATGTTGGGAATTAGTTAGTCAATCGGTCTCGCACTTCCGGGGACCTTAAACCAAAGGAAATAACGTATGGGATCACCAGCAAGAATGTACGACGAAGGACACGCAGCATCAGAAGTCAATCGCTGGGTTAGTCCAACCCGCGCCAAAGAACTTTCCGGCATCGCCCGCTTGCGCATGAGAATGCGTAATACACGGTGGGACCAGATCACATTAGTCAACCTTCATCCGTGGTCACTATGCGCTACCGGTGCGATCCATACCGACATGCGCATTAACGCAGCCCTTCCCCCAACCAACGAAGAATCGATTCGGTTGGCAACCTCAGAAGGCCGCAAACTGAGCTACGCTTCCCACCTCTTTACCGACTACAAAATTGTGAACGTTCCGAACGAATCCGGCGACCAGACCTACGAAGAAGTCCTGCCTGTAAGTCTCGCACTCGACTACATGTACCAGCACAATAACTCGATGCGAAACCGGGTTGGTGGACTGTTCTGCTACTCGGGAACCCTACCACCGTATCAGTTGCTCGACGATGGGGCCGACGTGAAGGCGTGGCTGCCAGGAGACTTTGGTCAAAGTCCAGACACAGTTACCTCGATCGGTTTGCAGGAAGCCATCGACGGCGCTCACCGCGCGCAGCTCGCTTACTACAGCCAGCGCATGGACGCAATTGACGTGATCTATGCGAACGAACTCCGCGGGAAGCGGCCCGGGCAAAGCCGCTCGGAAATCGGTCCCAACGATCGCAAGATGTGCGAAATGCTGAAATTCTGGGGCGTCATCCAGAAGTGGCCTGGCTGGTATACCCCAAAGAATATGGCTGCACAGCCCCCGCGCGAGTGTCCGCAATGCGGCCACGAAGCGAAAGCTTCAGCCATGAAATGCACCAACGGCCAGTGTACGCACATCTTCGAGCCCTACGAAGCCTACAAGGCCATGCTAATCGATGTCGACACACCGGGCGCGAAACTGGCGTTGCGGCGGTTGACCAAAGACCAGCTTGTTGAACTCGGTCTCTATCCCATGGTCAAGCCGGCAGATGAACATCGCGCAGAGATGTTGCGGGATGCGCTGGCTGCCAGTGGTGGGGTTGAGGAGCCGACCGAGGAACACAAAAAGTCTGGCGGCCGCAGAAAAGCGAAAGAAGACGACACCGAGTAAATGTCCGTTAACCTCATCATTCGCCGGGTACAGACGTTGCTCTCCGGGGTTGGCAGTGTCGATGATATTGCCAACCCCGACTATATTTGCCGCTTTCTTGAGATCGTCAACGATGATCTCATGCAGCGGTTTGAAAACCTCGATCTGAATTTCTCGACCGAAGTCGTTATTCTGCCCGACGTGCCGGCGAATACCACTGATCTTTCGTCATTTCAGCAAGAAGGCGCACCCCTCGCCTGTCTTGAACTGCCGCTATTGCTCGAATGGCGCTTGGCTGGCCAGACTCAACTTGAATGGCAGCCCGTAGAAAACGTCCAGAAAGTTTACGACACCGACACCGGAACCGGACTCCCGGGCGTCCCAGTCACTTCAGAAGAAATCGGGATCGACAGTTACGAGTGGCGTGGTGGCGTGATCTACATCAGCCCATCATCCCAGGATACCGATATTCGCGTGCGCTACCAGTCGCTTCCGGTGGATCTCGATGCCGACTCACCTAACCAACCTGTCCGCGGCGTCGTCAATATCTTGGCCTACGGGATCTCGATCATGATTCTCTCAAAGCGTGGCGGCCAGGACACACTCAAAACTGACATCGAAGGCTGGCTCACGCAGGCCGTTGGATTGTTTGAATCGACCCAGGTCAAATCCCAGCAGAGTCAGCGGCAGCGCTTAGGCAGCCGGCGCAGTCAGTGGAATGGCGGTCCAGGCTATTTTGTGCCCGGGAACCCTTTAACTTGAATTTCTAATCTCACGGAGGTTATACCATGGCGGTAAAGAGCATCACGCTTGTGCGACAACCCGACATCAGCCGCAACCATATCACGCGGCGGATTGCCATTCAGGTCACCGGTAACTACGCTGCCCCGGAAGTCATTGATCTAACCACAATCGTAAACACTGCCAAGTGGCCGCAGGGAAAGCCGACCAACGTAGCCGGTTCCGTCGCTGCACTGCCACCCACCGATAACTGCGAGTTTGTCACAGGTCCTGACGGCTACAGTTTCCGGCTGATTCAGAATGCAGCGGCGCCGACGCTCAAAAACTACCAGTTGTACGTCTACTCGAGCGGCGACACTGCGCTTGCCGGCGCCTATCCCGCCAACGTTCTCGGCCAGGATATCGTCTTCGACATCAGCCAAGGTAACAAGCGCGGCTAAGTCGTTCCCTTGCCTCTATGCCCAAGGGAACTACACCGTGGGTGGTCGCGCGCCTTGGCGGACACGTCGACTGGGACGACTCTTCCCAGATGCCGAACGGCGTAGCCCTGGTCTGCCAAGACAACAGATTCCGCGCCGAAAGTGTGGCAACACGCTATGGCCACTTGAATACCATGCGGAGTGGTGCAGGTCTGTCCTCTGCCGTGACCGGGCTCGATGTCCTGAATGTCTTAGGACCTTACGCGAAACAATTGGGCTTGGTATTTACGTCGAATGGCATTCTTTATCAAGAGTCTCCCGCCGGTGACGGCGCGCTGGTTCCGGTGATGAATCTTCCGCTACCGCCCCCAGTGAACGCTAACATGCAAGACTCTCTGGCCTACAACAGAGCCTACTTGGCGTTCAGTAACCTCATCCTGCCGCTTTCTTTGCCCATGGTGATTGATGGCCCGACTGGACAGGCAGCAACCATCTCCCAGAACCCGGTAGCGTCTCAATGGGCCCCAGGAATCTACTATTTCGTTGGAGATATTGTCAGAACGTCGCAGAATCCTAAACGCTGGTTTCGCTGTATCACTGCTGGTTTTGCTAGTAGTTCAGAACCGCCATGGCCCATCTATGACGGATATTTTCTGCCCGGGGGCGGATCTAACCCTTGCGTGATTCAAGATCAGTTTGGCCGCAGCGGTTGGATTGAGTACTCGCCATTTATTGGAGCGTTTCTTCCTCCACCGGAAGACCCCGCGCAGTTAATCAGCATCTTCGGACAAGGGCCGTTAGGTAATATCCCCTCGGGCCAGGACGTCTATGTCCGCGTGTCCTACTTCAACGCTAAGGGCGAAAGCCTGTGGTCCGATCCCATCATCTACGAGAATAGTGTCACCAACGACGTGCTTCTGCTGGCATACCAGTCCCAGGGTCAACTCCCCGGGCCTACCGTCCCTCTAAGCTTGAATGCTCCGCTCTACGGTGGCCCACGCATGCCCTCATGGCTTGCGTCGGTGCTGGGATTAAACGATTCCCAGATTTACTGGCCAGCAGCAAATTGTCTGAATGTCTATGTTGCTGCCGTCTCTCATGGATCTGCCGCACCGACCACATACAGCCGCTTTTTCAGCGGCGCAGCAACTAATCAGCCGGTTGTGATTTCCAACCTTGGGAGCGGTTCCTTCACCCCTCCGACCGTACCCACGGCCGCCTTTACCGACCAATTCTTTGTAGGTGAAACCGGGCTGCGTCAAGCTTTTATCCTGCGTCTCGACGGGAACGATAGCCAATCTCCAGAAGATCCTGCTGCGGTGTTTGCCGTCCCCTTCCAAGGCCCGTTGCAAGTGCAACTCAGTACCCTCTTTCGCGCCTCGAACGGTGCCGTCATTGCCGATGTGTTGGATGCGACCCAAGTCTATGTTGGGCAGCAACTCACTGCCTCTGGGATGTCAAATGCCGGTGCCGCAGTACCCTCGCTCGATGAAACCGTCACCGTCACCGCCGTCGGTATCACCATCTTCCCCGCTGGTTATATCGAGTACACAAGCGCAACCATGTCCGGCGCCGTAGCCAATGCAGGACTTTATAGCGCAGCAGCCGGACCTGCTCCAATTGCCGTAGTTCCCCCCGGCGGAATGTATGATGCCTTGGACATTGTCGCTCTGTCGGTTGCTGGAGCTCAACCTGCCGGCCCGTTTACTTTTATCCCTGAAGCGGACCCACCACAGCCGTTTAGTACTCCAGCCGTAGTAACCTTCTCCGTGGCACAGAGTGCAACGCTGGCCTTGAATGACATCAGCGGAGTGACGGCTGGTGACTATTTCACTTTGGTTGGGGATACTTGGGTTCCGGGTGATCCGGTCTTTGGACCGTTCTTAGTTGCTTCGGTAAACGTGATTGGCAAGACCATTGTTGCGGACTTGAGCGGCGGCGGCGCTCCCGTAGCCGGTCCGTATATTTTGAACGTACTTGAACAATTGCCGACCGCAACTCTTGGCCAACAATTCGCTAATCCTCCGAATGTGACGTCGATCATGCGTTCCTCGGACGGCATGCACTTTATCGCCAAAGTCGACAATGTCACCAATATCTTCCCCGGCATGCGATTGAATATCGTTAACTGCGGTGCCACATTCGATGGTGTGAGTCCAGTCGCTTCTGTGGTTCAAAGCAGCGTCGACAATAGCGGCACGGTGAGTTTTCTGAACTCTTCGACTGGTGCCGCCCAAGGGACACCAGGCCAACTCTTTGGAGCTATCGGCATCATTCTGAACTTTGATGATAACTTTCTTTCTTATTCGGAAGACGTAACCAGCCAGCTTACTTCTGAAGGTGTGCCACCGGTGGTGGACGTGTTTTTCAGTAAGACACTGAATCGCATGGTCTACACTCCGGGCAACTCGAGCACGCACTTGTTTTCCAATATCGGAGACGCCGCCAACATCCAGAATCCAGATGGGATTCTTTCAGTCTCGGACAACGATGGCGCACTCACGATTTGTTTTCGCGAAATGATCAATGGTGAATTGTTGTCGCTGAAAGAAAGCGGCGGCCACGCTATTACCCCAAGCGAGCTCGTACCCTCGCAGTGGCAGGTATCACAACGCTGGTACGGGAAGGCACCCGTTGGCCCGCGCGCCGCCGACGTTGGCCCTGACTTCCTGATCACCTTCGCTCACCAGATTGGCCCATGCCGCTATCAGAATGGGGAATGCCTCCCAGTAGGTTTTGAGAAACAAGGCACATGGGACCGCGTGAACTGGGATGTAGAAGAACTGATCTGGGTGGTGGTCGACGATGACAACAAGCGTGTGTTGATGGGTGTGCCGCTCGACGGTGCCACCAACATTTCTCATATCGAAGTAGTGGACTACTTCCGGGGCTGGAACGAACCGTTGTTCCTTACCCTCACCGGCGACATGCGTCCCGATCCACACGGTCGCCGCTGGTCCGAATGGAAGATTCCGTGTCCCATTGCGAAGATTGCCAAACGCACGTTAGCCACTCCAGTCGATCCGCGAATCAATAAAAAACAGGTATTATTCGGCACCAACCCGGTCACCAACGCTTTCTTTTCCGACTGGGCACTGACACGAACCTTTGTTCCCAACACTCAGCCAGCGCCAACCTTGCCACTCTACTCAGGGTTTTACATCGCTGTCGCTCTGGTGGGTCTTGGAGGCACTGAGATTGCGTGGTCAGAAATCGGTGCCGCTGATGCCGGCATCGTGCCTGTCATTGCGAGCGATGGAGTCACTGTACTCGGTTGGATCGTCCCAGAAGTTACTCTGGCGCTCCCGGAACCGGCACTCGGCTGGAACGTTTATTTCGGTGTTTCGCCGTTTTTGATGCTGAATCAGTTTACCTTCGTCCCCTACAGTGGGAGTCCAAACACCGAATTTACGTTGCTCTACACCGGCACGCCCGGCCAATTCACTCCGAATGATCAGGGCACCATCGTTCAGATGGAAGTTCCCGATGTCTACCACGATGACGGCGTGGTCGCGGGAGTCATTACTCCCATGGGTATTGATAGCATCTATCGCCCGGCCTATACCCAGAATCCAGTACTTGCGGTTTTGCGTACCCAGCAAGTCCTGTTGCGCGCTCGCGGGAAGGGTGATCTTTACTTCCAGCAAGTTACAGATGATCCGAATCAAGATGGAAAGCTTCGCAGCACACCACTACTCGAATCGCCGGACGTGAAACTTAGCCTGCCCGTGTTTGGTCCAGACAACGAGTTGGTTACGACTGAATTCAGCAATGATGCTGTTCCCGACGCTTGGTTCGAACTACAGGCTTTGGTGCTCTACACGGAAATCAAGCAGGACGCACGTGAAGTTACCAGCGCGACAACCGTGACGACGAACCCGTAATCCTATGGGACTGAGAAACAGGGTTCCAACAAAGCTCTACAGCCGGCCTCAGCCCGACTTCCAGGGCGCTTCGCGAGGAAATCGCCAGCAATTACTGCAAACCCTGTTCTTTCTCCAAAACCAAGTGAATGATCTCAAGAACACAACTGCCAGTGGTACGGTGAACTCCCAGACTCCAGCAGTGATCTCAACCGTACCTCCGCAGGCGAAGTTCTCGACCACGCTAAACGGAACCACAGCCACAGTGGAAATTACGAATCCAGAGTTCGATACCCAGAAGCCGGGTAACCCGAACCGGCGACCCATCTACCACCTTATTGAACTCTCGCCTTATCAGACGTTTGCACGCCAAGTCACAAAGCTGCCATGGACAACGCAGACTTACATTCCGGTTGCACCGTTTAATCCTGGAACTTATATGCGATTGCGCTCAAGCTATGACGGCGTGAACTCGAATCAGGCGCAGATCGCGAACCCGGTGACAGCGTGAACGGCTGGCGCTGGATGGAAGAGAAAGACGTGGACTCCGTTAAAGCGTTGCACGGAGAAATGGAAGCTCGACTCGGCAGGAAACTTGATCTCCCGAACTTGCTGGAGCGTCCGGTGGTGGCGAGCCTGGTGAAAGAAGTCGATGGCCGAATCGTGAGCATGGTGTTCATGGAAGCAGAACTGGAGCTCTGTACCGCAACCTCGACCGCACTTTCGCGCGAGGATGTAGCGCGCGTCGACGAATTGTTCCTTCCGGTCGCGCAGATGTACGGAATACGCATGGTGAGAGCGTTTGTTCCAA